AGCATAAGTTGCTATACCGGCACTAGTAGCAAAGGTTGCTATACCGGCATTGGTTGCAAAGGTTGCTATACCGGCATTGGTTGCAAAGGTTGCTATACCGGCATTGGTTGCAAAGGTTGCTATACCAGATCTATCGACATAAGTTAATATACCAACATCAGAAGCATTAGACCATATAATACCGCTACCAGTTGTTTGAAGTACCTGACCCGAATTTCCTGCTACATTAGTACTATCATAAAGGGCACCAGTAAGTCTTGCACTACCCTGAATGTGTAGAGATTGTGTTGGATTTGTAGTTCCTATTCCAACATAACTGGAAATATAAGCACCACCAGTAACTTCCAATACTGTTAAATTTTCAGTATAAGAAGTAATACCAATCTTAAGATTTCTTTGGCGGTCGCTAATATATTTTGCCATTTTAGTTGAGTGTCTCTAGAATGCTTCCAATAAATTTAATATTAGAACTGTTACTTGCCGATAAAACAAGAACATCACCAGATTCTAAAGTCAGTTTTCCTTGAATTAAAGAAACAGAATCATTTCCTTGAACAGGAAATTGTTTTACGATTTCAGTGGTAACTGCAATACCGACAGTCGTTCTTCGATGAGAAAATGAAATTGTATGAGTATTAGAATCAACATTTGCAATTTGTGCCAAAAGCACAACACCAGTATATCCAACAGGTGCCGTATAAATACCGACTGGATTTGTTGTTGCTACCTTTGTAACTGTCTTGAATACATTTAATGGTAATGCCATTTTTAATTATCCTCCTAGTGCTAGAATGAATGGTGTTACGGTTGAAAATAAACTCTTAGAATAGAATGATCCAGAAATAGTTCCCGATTGTTGATTCACCACAACACCTTCACCAATCCTAAAGTTACCAGACTGATCAGTGCTGGTATAAACAACCAATCCACCATTTCTAATATCAACTTCATTATCTTGAATTGCAACTCCACCGGTTGCCGGTAGTGCTTTTGCAATTTCATTTCCAGAACCAATATACTCAAATGAATGACCAGATGCAAGAACTCTACTTTGCTTATAAAATGGAACTTCTGTTCCGGGAGTGACTACATAAGGAATGTTTTCACTGATAGTAACTGTGCAGATTCCGGCAGAGATTGGAGTAGAACTAAGAATTGGGTAATAAGATTGTAATAAAATTGCCGTTGCCGTTGCTGTATTTATCCCAACATCAGGAGAACTAATTGTAACCTTAGGAACTGACGTATATCCCCTACCACTTGAGATAAGATCAAAACTGGTTACCGTCCCATTAGAAATATTTGATACTGCTTGTGCCGTGACTCCCCAACTTGTATCAGGATCCGCAATCGTAACTGTTGGTTGAGAGGTATATCCGGTTCCGCCAGATCCAACTATAATCTTAGAGACTGTATAATATAAATCACCAAAATAAATTATCTGCCCATCAAAAGGACGAATGACACTAATCTTTGCGGTTCCGCCAGAATTATAATAATGTGCTTGAGTAGCAATACCAATATTGCAAGTAAATACGGTGCTTGCCATCGAAACTGCCGTTAGATTCAATTTACTTGTGGCAACTCCAACAGAACTAGAAGTAACTGCACCAATAAGATTATCAATAAATGTCTGAACATTTGCACAAGATGCAGGATCAGTATTTGTAGGATCTCCAGCAATAGTTAGGTCCTGAGCATTCAACTGGTTCGTAATTGCTTTTTTGGAATAATCTCTAACTCCATTAAATGCTGAAATGGATTCTGCAACTTCCCCTACAAGTCCATTTATTAAAGGATCACCATTTATATTAAAGTATCCTTTAATAAAATTACGAGTATTTTTATTCGTATAGTCTCTTACATCTAGAGAAACTGCATCGACCAAGTATCCAATATCTCTATAGCACTTGTTTCCACCTGTTGTAAATGTTCCGTAATTATCAGAACTAGAAATACTTATCAAACTTCCGGCACCAATAACTGTCGTAACAATACCGACTAGATTATCAATATTAGATTGAACATCAGAACATGCCAAAGGATCAGTATTTGCATAAGTAGTACCCCCACCATTATAAGTAGAAGTTCCTGTCGAAATTGTTAAATCTGAATAAGCAGCACCTACAAGAGAATTTGTAATTGCCTGTTTCATTAAATTTCTTGACTGATTAAAAGCATAAATGGATTCATTTACTTCACCAACCAATCCATTACTAATAGGATTTCCATTTGCATCAAAATACTGTCTTACAAATTCCCTAACATAATGATTACCGCCAGTGAAAACATCTGTGGAAACTGCATCAACAAAATATCCAATATCCCTTTTGCACTTATCCATTGTGGTTGAAATGCCCGGATAAACATTATAAGTATTTGTCCAGGCAGTTCCAACAATTACACTCCTATTATTTTGAATCAGACGATAAGAATCATAATACCTAGATTTAGAATTGGTTTGCGAATCTCCAGGAAAATAAAAATCGGGATGATTGATTGCAATTGCTGCCAGAGACTTATCCTGAATCTCCTGCTTGTTTGCCTGTATCAAATTATAAGCATCATAATATCTTCCAGGTGCAACAGTCTTTGCATCAAATACATATCCATTTTGACCACTTGGATAGTATCTAATTCCTGGTTCATAAGGACAAGTAAATCCAAGTCCAGCAAGAGTGATTCCCATTCCAACTGAGAATTGATGAGGGGTACTTGTGTATGCGGTTAAAAGACCAGTTGTATTATCATAAAGTGCATTTGTAATATTGAGAGTCGGAACACTTAAATCTACCGTAAAAGTATCATCATTTATTGATGATGGAGAACCTGTAATGATTCCGGTATATTTAAGAGGACCTATACCATCGGCAACAAGTCCGTAAGTGCCGAATGATGAGTTAGAGTTTGTAAGATCACAAGCAGCACCTGTTCCACAGAACACTGCAATATCACTACAAATTGTAAAGAGAGAAACTAACTGTGCATATCCCTCATTCGTAATTGAGATTCCAATACCACCTTGATTGTATTGAGTATAAGAGTCAAGAACCATACTCTTAGTTGGTCCAATTGCCTTAGAACCATCAATTCTCATTCCAATACTTCCGGGAATAAAATTGGTTCCGTTCTGAACATAAGGTGATTGGTCGAAATATCCTATTTGATCTGGATTAAAAGAAAATATTGCCCCACCAGGATCCATTGTCCCAGTATAGGACATCTCTGCAACATAAACCCCATTTTCTACATAGAACAAATCTTTATCTGGGTTTTGTGGTGATACCGATACTTCTCTTAAACTATCACCGACAACTGAGACTTGTTCTGGAATGGTTAGGGGATTATTTTCTATATAAGTTCCGGCACTAACTTTAATAACTGATCCTGTTGTTGCCTGTGTGAGTGCTGCTCCGATTGTTTTTTTGGCATCTCCAAGTTTGAGTCCTGTGTTTGTGTCGTTTCCGTCTTTTGTGACATAAATGATATTTGTAACTGTTGTTCCGGCACCAATGCGGATAATATCCGTACCTATTCCAGGACGCTCTCTCTTGGCAGTCAGTTCGCCATCATAAGTATTGTATGCTAATTCAGCACTTAAGAGTTGACCTGCTGTTGGCCTTTTGCCAGGCACAGCAGATCTTTTAATTCTTATGGGAGTTGACATTTATCGCAATCGGTATTTATCAAAATTAGACAGTATATACTGTCTTGGAGTTATTTATAAAACCTTATGAGGCATTATTTTTTCTTGGACGATAAGAATAAAGATTAGTTGGTAATGGAGGTTTCATCCATTCTTCTATTTTATCAAATCGTTCTTCACTATAAAAATCTTGCTGAACATACCATAGTTTCCAGTGCTCGTGCCCCTTAGATTGATTGCAAGAATGACAAGAGCACACTACATTCGTAGTAGTATCTAATCCACCTTTTGATTGAGGAACTATGTGATCTATTGTAAGATTATCTTCGGACTCACAATAGGCACATTTATGATTCCAACTCTCTTTGATATCTTTTCTCCACATCCTTTTCGAATCTCCAGAATTCGTTACACAAAGATTAAACAGATACTCTTTAGGCGAATGGAGAGGTCCCATAAGTTACTGCGACTTATGATTATTTAGAGTTATTAAGATGGTTTCTTTTAGACAAATCCAAATATAATGAAACTGTTCGGGTAATGTTGTCTTATGATTCATTCTTCCTTATTTTTCCCATAATTGAATCCCCAATAAATGATATACAAATCAAAGAAAACATTAAACCAATTGATATTTTGCATCATACCACAAAAGGTTTTTGTTGACCTTCAGGAAGTTTGATTTGTGGCAGTTGATTGATTTTCTCAATCACCCATTCGTCTTGATGGTCCTGATAAGGTTTGGTATTGATAGCAATTTCATTCGTAGGAAGTGCCTTTGGCATCACTATATCAATCACCTGACCCATCAGAAACTTATTACTTGTGATTTGGCGATTATGTGCATCAAGGTCAAACATCAACATTGCATCTGACCACTCGGCACAATCTACAATCTTTCTTCCAGTTCTCCTATCAATTACAGAAAAATAATCTTCAGTATTATACTTGTTCATTTTTTGAAGTCTTTTGATTATTATAGGTCATTTATGAGTTTTTGTAAAGGAAATCATATCAGTGACATCGGAAAGATAAAGATGCCGAAGAGTTGGAAGAACAGGAGTATTTGAGTATTTCTATTCAAAGAAATTATTGAGAGGTGCAAACTTCGCAATCCTATTTTCAGCCATATCAACATACTCTTGATGCAATTCGACTCCAAGATATTGTCTTTTATTATCAACACATGAAACAGCAGTAGTTCCACTTCCCATAAAAGGATCTAAAACCAAATCACCAACATAGGAATAATATTTTATAATCTTATCACTCAACTCTTTTGGATAAGGTGCTAGATGCTTTGATGCAGTCTCAGGATTAATTTTCCAAACATTAGAACGCTCATAGTTTTCTTTGACCAGAGACTGTTCCAAAACATCACCACTATAAGATCTTACAACTTTATCAATCAAAAAGTTTGCTGGTTTCTGAAAAATAAAAATAGTTTCACTTACAATGTTTGGTTTATATGCAACGGGTTTGCGATGTTGATAAAATCCACCATTCCGATTAATAGCAGCACCTTCCGGTTTTACCCAAACAATATCATCAATATATTTCCACCCCATCTTCTCCATCAAAGAAAAGAAATGAAATGGAATAGCAAGTCTTTTACTTTCGTGTGCTCTACTATCTCTTGCCTGAATCACAGGAGATAAATTAACAGCACACATTCTTCCTGGTTTAGTGACTCTCAAAATCTCAATAAAAACGTTATGAAGAAACTGCAAATACTCATCATATGTTGGCCAGGTAGAATATTCACGAGCATTATAATATGGAGGAGAAGTGCAAGTGAGATGCACAGTCTCCTCCTTGAGGGTTTTTAGAATTTCTTGACAATCACCAAGAAGAATTTGATTCATATGTTATTAAAATTACGGGCAGAAGATTTATTATTACTACAGTCTCCATTTTGAATGGACTTTTTACCGTGACACAACTTACAGTATGTACGAACATTGGCAGGATCATTATTATAATGATTTCCATCAATGTGATCTAGATCAAGGGCAAACTCAAACCCTGGCCATTTATCATGAGGCACTACACAATAAAAACCCAAATGACCATCAAGATTTTCACAAAATACTTCTTTATGCATAATAACACCTGTTTTTTGTCCTTTTTTGTCAATAAAGAAACGAAAATTGTCTTCAACAATGAAACTTTTTTCTTTGCGTAGTGTCATACAAGTCGAACATTCCGATTTAAAAGACCAGTTTCCCCAATTACGACAAGCGACATTTTTAATACAACCAGGATTAACACAATTAGGTTCTTCCATTCCATCATCAATGAACTTTGCTTTCATAATGGCATTAACTTCCATCTTTCCTGGTTTTTTATTACCATGAATACTAAAAAGATCGGAAGAAAGATTCCTGATCATTTTATACTCTTCAAGCGTGAGCTGGTTCTTTTTCGACATAATGTGATGTTGTTCGTACCAATGATACCAGAAAAAAGGAGGGGTGTCAAGCCCTTGATTGAGGAATTTATTTTTTTAATCTATCAAAGATTTACTGATAAGTATTTTTAATACTATCTACAAATATCTGGGACATCAGAAAGAGGAACACTCCGAATGTTATGAATGCTGCAAGTTTACAAGATGTTTCCGAACTTATTATCAATACTTTTCCAAACAATATACACCATTTTTCTCCACAATCGCAGAGGTGCTATCACACCAATCTCCACAACACATATACACCACCTTACCAAAGTTACGAATATTTCCAGAATGTATGTGCCCACAAATTACACCAGAATATTTCTTATCTCTTTGAGCACAATAAGAAGCAATATCGGTCTCATATTGATTGATATAATTCTTTCCTCTTACAGTATTCTTGAGGAAATATACTAAAGAGAATCGGAAGAATCTTTCCAGAAATAAACTTAATGGTGTAATCAATTCATAACCTTTATTGAACATCAGTTGCTTCCAAGACCCAGAAGAATACTCCGAATACTTATCTCCATGAATACAAAGAAACTTATTTCCCTTTGAGTCCTTATGAACATACTCATCAACCATCTTAAAGTTCTTGTGCTCAAAGTCACAATACCTTCGTAGCATACCTTCGTGATTACCAAGAATATAAACAATCTCGGTTCCTTTCTTTGCAAGATTGAGTATTTGATGAACGCATTCTGTATGCTCTTTGGTCCAACGAGTGTTATATCTTTCCATACAATGAATATCAATAACATCACCAACTAAAACTAATTTCTTAGTCTTAAGTTCTTTTAGAAATTTTAGAAACTTTTGAGTATTACATCTTGGAGTTCCTAGGTGAATATCACTGATAAAAGTTGCGTCGTACATAAAAAGTTGTGGTTTATCTTATATATTATAGCAGAGACATCAGAAAGAGGAACACTCCGAATGCTATGAATGCTGCGAGGATTGTTAGCATTAAACCCAACCACCAGTTCCTCTTGGTTTTATTGGTCCCCCTGTTGTTGGTTTTGGTATTGGTTTGGCAAGATTTGTTCCAAGTGGTTTTGGAGAAACAGATTTGTTAGTGTAGTTGGGCAACTGTGGATTTGATTGTGGTACTGTTCCTGGCATCCTATCTTTAGTTCCCGAACCTGCACCTAGTACTGGACCTTGAAAGTTTGGATTATCTGCTGGAGGTGCATTTTGATAGCGACGGTCTGGCGTATTTCTTCCTGCCTCAACTCTACCTCGATATGTTGATTGATTTATTGGTGTGGTAGGAACTCCAGATGTATTTCCTGTGGGTCTTGCCATATCACTAGTATTTTTTGCCCGCAAAGAATCTAAAGTCGTTACACTGGTTGGTCGTTCAGAAGGAATACTAGGTTTTCCTGCTTTGGCAAATGCTTGAGATAAAGATGATTGTTCCTGAAATTGCTTAAAAGTTTTCATCTGTATTGATTACTTTTTTAGGTATTTATAGCAAAGACATCAGAAAGAGGAACACTCCGAATGCTATGAAGGCTGCGAGGATTGTTAGCATTTTATTGGTGCTTTTGTAAATATGCAACCAAATCTTTAAGGTAGTCAGATGCCTTATCCCAATCTCCATTAAACCTATCATTAAGTTCTTGATAAATTTTTTCTGCGTTTTCAGGTGCTAGATTGGTTGCCTCAATAAATCCTTCTTTAGTAATCATAATGTTTTAATGTTTTTTCTGTAAGGTTGATGATTTCAGTTATGGGTAATTCTACCACATAACACTCCGTATATCCACTGTCCGTGGTCTCAAAATCAATTTTATAATCTTGGTATTTTTGATGAATGAACTTTTCAAGATGATGAACTTGATAATGAATTCCTTTCCATATTTTAATTACACTATGTAATTTATTTTTGGTGTGATTTGCTAATTTATTGAAACTTCTACCAACCTTATAAACCAGTTTACCTTCAAGATAAACAATAACCAAATACAAATAATCAGTATCAAAATATCTTTCTTTCCAAGGGTTTTGACAATTATTGCCCTTTATTTTTTCTCCATATTTTTTGACTCTTTCATCAGTTTCTTTGGTTAATCCTTTATTCCAAACTTTTTGACCTGTTTTCTTTCCTTTATTCCAAGGTTCTTTACCAACCTGCCATTCGGAAAAGTTTCTTGTTACACCAATTGTTTTAAGATACTTATATACAGAAACTCTTGGTATGTTTAGTTGTCTTCCAATCTCGTGGGAGGATAAACCAGACAAATACATTTGCTTCCAAATCTCCCTATCCTTATCAGTATATCTTACATTCATTTGTGGTCTGCTCACGGATATTATTATTTATAAAAAAAGAGACCTGTAAAGGTCTCTTCATTATATCACAATTTAGTGATTATATCAACCGATAGAAGGAGCAGTTAGAGCAACCGAAGTTGTTTCTGCTGCCGCCAAATCTAAAGGAAAATTATGTGCATTTCTCTCGTGCATAACTTCCATACCCAACCCAGCTTTGTTCAATATGTCCGCCCAAGTAGGAATTACTCGGTTTTGACTATCCAGAATACTCTGGTTGAAATTTAGTCCGTTGAGGTTGAATGCCATAGTGCTTACGCCTAGAGCAGTAAACCAGATGCCCACAACGGGCCAAGCAGCGAGGAAGAAGTGAAGTGAACGAGAATTATTGAACGAAGCATATTGGAAAATGAGTCGTCCAAAGTAACCGTGAGCCAATTGTCCAAAAGTTTCCTTAAGGGTTGGACTATATCTTCACCTATTAAAGGTGCTGGGCGCTCTTGCCTGTTATTAAGGGAACTATATCCCTCAGGTAGTCTCTGAACCTTTCCTAGATGTATCTAGGACTTGGATGCTGATTGCCATATCCATAAAGGACTTAGGTTTCCAGCAGTTCACCCAGTTTAACGTGACCCGCTCTGTCAAGCCACGATGTTGTATGTCTCTTCTTCTTGTCCGAACTTGTAACCATAATTCTGCGATTCGGTTTCAGTGGTTTCACGAACCAAAGAAGAAGTAACCAAACTTCCGTGCATTGCGCTAAACAATGAACCACCGAAGACACCAGCAACTCCAAGCATATGGAAGGGGTGCATAAGGATGTTATGTTCTGCTTGGAAAACAAGCATATAGTTAAAAGTACCAGAAATGCCGAGGGGCATAGCATCAGAGAAAGAACCTTGACCGAAAGGATACACAAGGAATACGGCACTCGCAGCAGCAACAGGTGCTGAGTAAGCAACACAAATCCAAGGACGCATACCTAGACGGTAAGAAAGTTCCCATTCACGACCCATATAAGCATAAATGCCAATGAGGAAGTGAAATACAACAAGTTGGAATGGACCCCCATTATAGCAATCGGGGGACTATATGTTTCCATATAGATTGGACTATATCTTCACCTTATTTCTATTTAAGGTGTTGGGCGCTAATCTGGTATTACTCAACACGCTTGTTGACCCCAGTAGTCTCTGAACCTTCCACAGAAGTATCGTCTGTGGCTTGGCTGCTGATTGACATATTCTCTAAAATCCAACTACAAGAAATACCACTTGTTAAAAGTCTATTTCCGTTAGCAACACTGTTGAGATGTGAAGGATAAACTATTATCCCATATTTTTCCAAAATAGTAGAACAAACAGTTTTAAGTGTTTTGTCTTCTTCTGGATTATACATTACATCTCCAAGATGATTACCAATAGTCCGTTCAGTTAGTTTTTCGTAAATATGAAATACTTTTGTGTACTTTCTATTAGTAAGAGTTTCTTGTGAAGCATTTTTTGGATTTTTGTAGGCATAATTGATAAGATTTTTACCAATCTGTTGCCTTACACTTTTTGGTTGTTTTAGAGCAGCGGCACGAAGTTGTCCGCTTTCTTTTGCAACCTTACCACCTTTCTTACCTGCAAGAGAAATAACTTGATGAATTATTTCCTCTTTTTTAGAGTATCCTGCAAGTGCTCTCCAAGCAATCTTATCTTCTTCGTTTCCCCAAAGACGCCAGTTACAGTAATGAAACATAGAGTGTTGGGTTGGTGAAACTTCTACAAGATTTTCTGGTTTGTCAGAACCACCAAGATATTTTGGAGTAAGGTGATGTTTGTGTTTCATAGAGAACTTAGTTTTCCAGCAATTCACCCAATTTTAAGTGACCCAGTATTATTTATAAAGCCACTCATCAAGACTTGCTGCTTCCCAGATAGGATAGAAGTGAAGACCAATAGCATTAGAAGAAGGAACAACGGCACCAGAGATGATGTTGTTTCCGTACATTAGAGAACCGGCAACTGGTTCCCGAATTCCGTCAATGTCCACTGGGGGAGCACCAACGAAAGCGATAATGAAGCAAATCGTAGCAGCAAGAAGGCAAGGAATCATAAGGACTCCGAACCAACCAACATATAGACGGTTGTTAGTGGAAGTAATCCACTCACAGAAATCGTTCCAAGTATTTGTGGAACGTTGTTGAGCAATTGTAGCAGTCATTTAATTAAAAGGGTAAATATGAGTTCGGGGGACGAACTGGGTACAGTATACTCCACGACACCCTCTATCGTGGATATGAGGGATGCTTTACTTCTCGTGATCCCGGTTGGAGAAGACACGGTTCTTAACCCCGTGTATGTATATATAATAACACTGTCAGCAAATCCTGTCAATAGGTCCAATTACCTAACTGGCACTGTATAAATAAGAACCCTTTGTCAGATTGAATATTCATTAATTTTATCCAGAACCATATTCAAGTATTGGTCCGCAAGTGCTTTGGGGTCTGAGGTATAAGTAATATGTTCGTTCTGAAGTTTCTGCTTCAACTTCAGAACCTGATACTTCATTTCTTCTTTAGTCAATTGTCCTCTGGGCATACAAAAAATCCTTCTCTCCGTATTTAGAAAGAAGGATTGATATTGCTATTTTTTATTTGAGAGTTTCAATACATTTAGTAGTATTGCCGATATAAGTATTCCACAGAATATTGCGATAATATCAGAAGTCACCATACTCCCGGAAGAATTTGCCCGGTGGTAAGATAAGTACCTACAGCAATTACGAATCCAAGCATAGCAAGTCTTCCATTCCAAAGTTCGGCAGTTTCAGTAAATCCAAATTTCATTTTGTTTCTCCTTAGTAAGTGTCGGAAAGTTGATTGATAGAGTGTGCCAGAAGCACAAGAAAAGCAATAATCGTTACGGTAAAAATGAGTTCGTTCATCAGATTACACCAAAGAATAGGTGTCCTGTGAGTGCATAAGAAACAACTGCGGCAACAAATCCTAGCATCGCCCATCTTGAATTTGCTTTTTCTGCCTTCTCTGCATAAGTCTCAAGTGCATAACGCTCTGCATCAGTTGGAGACACATACATTTCAGGTTCCTTTGCGAACAGGTTTTGTTGCCCGTGCTCATTGGTCGTAACGGTCATCGTAGTTTCATTAAGAACTATGTCATTATATAGGCAAAGGAGGGCAATGTCAAGTGCCCCGAGTCAGAAGACCCTAACTTGGTGGCGGGGAGGGATTTGTGATTCTTCCCAGATAAGGGTCATAGTTCATCAGGTCATCAATTGTCATATCAGCACCCTGAGTTTCCCAAAAATGAAGAAGACCATCGTGACTCTGACGATGAAAGACATCAATGTGCTCAGGATGAATAGAAGAACCTAAAGCAATCTTATAAAGGAATAGAGGAATTGAAAAAGTATTACCGGAATTATAAATCAAATCATCGGCAACTGCTCTGGGTTTTACGCCATTATCAAGTTTATACTTATCTCCACGAACATGATGTCTTAGAATCTTTTCGGCATGATGACGAGTAATCATATAAGCAGCAGTTGAAAAATCATTCACAAATCTCTTATGAAGTTTTACATGCAAATCACCGGTACAAATAATAGCAAGTTGAATTACATCATAATCATAAGGAACCTTGGCAATAATATCATTCCAGTTAAAGTTCCAGCATCTGGCAAGTTGTAAATCCACATCATCTTCCATAATCACCGCATAAGGACTATCAGAGGTCTTTATCCAGTGCTGGAGTGCCTTGAGATGAGAGGTTGTGCATCCAATCTCACCAGAGGTCATATTATCAGGATATCGCCCCTTAATGATGTCACTCAGGTCATCTTCTCTTCCATCATAGGCAGAGATACGAGTATAATCTCCAATTTCCCAATACTTAAATTGCTCTTCCATATATTCTGCTCTTTCTGGTTGTTCATCCAGATTGATATAATAAATGGGTGGAAGACCCTTGAGTTTATATGCTGACTTATTTTTATCCATTTTACTTTTGATATTTGGAATTATCTTTTGCAAGGTGTACAATCTTTGGTTCAAAATCACAGTATCCAGCAAAGACTTCTGGATAAGCATACTCTGGACCAAGAGTATGTACTAAATTTTTATTTTCAATAAAGTACTTGTTCATATGACTTTCATCGTGCCATACTGCAATCACATCATTTTCTAAATCAAGATTGGTTCTTTCCATTAGAGTATCAATCATAACACAAACTTCTGGTACTTTACCACCCCATAAACATCCCTGATAATATACAGATAAATCATCAGATTCTGTTATGTGTGCTAAAGATTTTGTATTAGTCTCAAAGGAACCTGGATACTTATTATGAGGAGGCATACCAAGTGCATGACAAGGATGATGTACTCCAAATAATGGTTTATCGGTAAAGAAATCTTCTTCTAAAATTTTATCAACAACGAGAGCATCAGCGTCAATGAAAACCAACCAGTCATTCTTAACAATTTCATCTCTTGCATTGTTAAGAATTTCGAATCTCTTAAGCGTAATGAACGGCCAGTCAAGGTGTTCTTGCGGATAAACTTTAACATCTTCTGGAAAATCTCCTTCACCATCAGTGAATACTAAAAACGTCTTTTCGGTATTAGGAAGAAAATATTCTTTAATATTCTCATAATACCTAGGAAGAAAATCAAGGTACTTGCCCGTACCAACAAATGCAATAGCAACTTTCATACCACAATCCAAGTTTCGGGAATAATATCTTTAGTATCTAGGTGCTCATTATTAGACCCTCTAAACCATCCAGAAGGTGCTGCAACCTGCCTACTATTTGATAACCATGCACCCCACCAGGAGAACGAAGAGTTGGCAATAATGTGTCCAGAGCATAATGTCATCAGGCACAAATCAACATAGTTTGTATTTCCTTCGGCAATCAAGAACCTATCTCCAGAAAATAACTCTTGTTGATTGCACCATTCTGGATCATCAGAGAATACAAGAACTTCATTATCACCAAACTGTTTCAGTGCCTCTTCATAATAATCAAGTCCAAGTGCAGTATGATTTGGATTTGTAATATAGTCAGTTCTACGAATATGAAGTGAGACTGGAGAAATATCAAATTGAGACATCATCTCTTTACAAGGTTCTAAAATCTCATCCCGAAATTCAAAGTCTTTTAGCAACTCATCACGAATATGCTTGAAGTATTTCTCTGTTTGAAAGTATCCTTGAATAGAAACCCAATCGGGGCACTCATTAAACAACTTCTCATTAAACGAAAAGGTATCTTCCATAACTATGGGTCTATCGACATCAATAAACTGAACATTTAATTGACTAGTAGAAGCAAGTTTGAATGGATTGAATAATTGATGGTCAGTCCATTCATTCTTATTTTGTGTTGGAGGAAAGCAATATTCAAATCCACGATGTCTTGCAATACCTTTAAGAGCGGCAAATTGGAACATCTGATTTCCCAATCTGCCTAATTGTCCCAGAGCATTAAATCCTATCATAACTTACTAATCAATTGTTCAATATTTGGAAAATAATAATTTTCTATGATATTAGACCATTCAAAGTTTTTAGAATATTCTAATATATCTTGACGATGTTGTAAAGCGTATTCTCTGTTTTTGATAATCTCATTCTCAACATACTCAATATCATTTACTTTATTTTCTGAAATAATAGTAATAAATCCTTTAGTATCGTCAAGATTTGCCTTTCCCCATTCAGTTACTACAAGACCCAAACCGGCAGCAAGTGCCTCCATACATACGAGAGGATGTGCTTCTCCATCACTTAGTAGAACAAGATTTCCATAATGTGTCAATTTCTTATGAAGAGTTTCTTTACTCCATTCACCAAGGTAATTTTTTGAAGTATTAAATCTAGAATCAGCAATATTTCCAGCAAACCAAAGACTATCAATAGATTGGAATTCATGCTGACGTTTGCGATAATCAATCTTAGCCAAATAGATGCTACGATCAAAATATTTTGGATATTCAGTATATGTAAATGCTCTCGTATCTACACCATTAGGAGTTACAAATAATCGTTCTTCTGGGACATTCATTAAAATTTTATAAATGTTTTTAATTCCATCAGAAAGACAGAAAACATTTGGTTTTATTTGAGAAAAAGCATTTGCAATATTTGCATATCCTCCGAACATTTCAGGTCTTTCAAGATATCCAAAATGACTTGTAATTGCTTTTGGATATTGGATGTATGGATAAACACTAATGAATTCATCATAATGAACGTGAACAAAATCTGGTCTAAAAGAATTAATCTCTGCAATGATTTGATTTTGATCTCTGGTATTTACGATTTGAACAGTATGTCCAAGTTTCTCCAATGCATTTTTCGTATCCCATACAAGAATTTCAACAGCACCCCAACCAGTGGGTGGGATTGGCATAATACCAGGTCCAACTAAAGTAATTCTCATTTACTTAACTCCACTACAAGTTCATAACTACGGTGCAAGTGCGATTCATTAAAAAACTCTACAAACATATCTGGATATTTTTTATACAAATATCCCAACGCAATTTGCTCATTATTAATAAAATTGTCAGATATCATTTGATTTAAAATATCATCTACTATTGGACGAAATTTTTTAATGGATTCTTTCCCGGCACCAAACATTCCCCCCATAATATATGAACGATTATCTTTAAGATAATCTTTAGGCAATTCTTTTGCGTTTGCTAAGTTTGGATAATAAGAAAGAAAAACTTGAATCAAAATACTATCTTTAATATTCATCAAGGATTGTTTTGCATTTTCTCCAGGATAAGGATTATTTAAATTAATATCGTAAAAAAATCTAGACAATCCAGCATCGACCCAAAGAAAATATTCCGAATTAAAATAATTTTTATCTGCAACTTTTTCTAACCATCCAAACTTTGAGTATTGAATAATATTATATAAACTACTTTTACATTCAATCCTTTTAGGGTCAGAAATTTTAGATTGATATTCTTCAGATTCAATTACATCATCTATTTTTTCTTTAAGGTGATAGTAAGGAATTTTGTCAATGGGTTCTTCTACAATCTTTGTGGGAAGATTATTTCTATGTTCTTTAACAAATTCAACTAAATTTTTATCCACAAATACTACCATAGGAGATTTGAGTTGCAAAGTTTTAGCAAACCATTGTAAATATTGATCCCAAGTTCTTCCATCTAAATTAGAACGATTAATATCGTATAAAGAAGTTACGATTGTTACTGACATATCAAACCTCCCCATTAAAAACTTTCATAAGTGAATCTACCCTATTAACATAGGTATGATTTTTTTGAACAAAGTTCATTTGTTCAAGAATATAATCTGTTTCATCCTTTCGTTTATTGGTATTATAAAATAAATTATATTCATCATCATTGTAAATAACAAATTCTCCAAATAATTCTTTAACTGCTTTGGAATTTGTTGCACCAATTTGCCCATAACTAATATTTTTAAAAATTCTACAGGGAATATATCCAATTAATTTGTGATTGGCACCAGTGTCAACTTTACCATTAATTTCAGATCTCATTGCAGATCCACGGAGATCGGGTGCAATATAAGATTTTTGTGTGAGAAGTTTTACTTCCTCCCAAGTAGAAGGACTTGTCCATGGATTTTTATGAACAAATTCAATTCCATTTTCCTGCATTGCTTGAGAAAACTTTCTTATTTCATTAATATTATTTTCGGCAATTGATCCAATATGGTAGATTTTTCTTTCCCTAGAAAAAAATCTATCTTCATAATTAAATTCATCTGGCAAAAGGTCTGTTGCCCAACTTAAATACAGTGATTCATATCCACCAATTCCTTTTTTAAATTTATCAGATAAAATAGAATCGTCTGCAGATTTATCATAGAAAGATACTTCATCAATCTTTATAACATTTTTTTTATCAAAAGTATAAGAATAATTGCAATCATTAATTTGATTGACATTAAATCTAATATCAATTAGGCGGCAACCTTTTTCAAGATACTTTTGAGGATTTATGCAAATATGTACAAAGTATGTTGACGATTCGACCAAAGGAATATTTTTTTCAGCATATCCTTCAGTAATGAAAAGTGTATTGGAATAATCAAATGCAGTTGGATAGTTATCATCATGAAACCAATAAGTATCATATCCAAGATTCTTAAAAGTTTTATACCAAGCACCATGAATGTAAGAATGTGTATGGGAATCTAAAGGATATCCCCAAATAATGACTTTTTGTTTGGACATAATATTTGCTTATTTTAATATAAAATTATACTTAAATTTTAAAGTTTAAAGTTTATTAATTTAAATATATACTCCTATTCTAGCACATTTTTCCAAAAATATTTCAATTTAAAGTTGGGTAGTGATCCAAGTTAAAACATCCATTTCAGACTTCCAACCTAAAACTTTTACAAGTTTTTCGTTGTTACATAAACTAAGGATAGATTCCCCAATACGAGATGGGATATTTGTCGTATTATTACAAATGACTTTTGCAATTTCATTTACCGAGTAATTTTTTCCATTACCAACATTAAACACAGTGCCATAAAGTTCTTCATCAATATCCACTATAGATGCAAGAATATTGGCATTTACAACATCACCAACATAAACAAAGTCACGACGTTGATTTCCATCACCAACAATTGTTAAAGGTTCCCCTAAAGCATGTTGACGAAGAAAAATACCAATTACAGGAGCATATTGCCCACGAATAGGTTGACGTTCACCATAAACATTAAAATATCTAAAGATTACTGTTTTAAGTCCAAAGAGATCAGTGTACATTTTACACAATTTTTCACCATTTACTTTTGAAACCGAATATGGATTTAGACAATCATCCGATTGAGTTTCTACATTTGGTGGTTGGTTCATCCCATATGCAGCAGAAGTTGATGAATACATGACTTTTTTAACTCCTGCTTCACGAGCACATTGAAGAACTGTGCAAGTTCCTACCGAGTTAATACTGACAGCATTGATTGGATTTTCAATTGATGGTTGAATACGTGCTTCTGCTGCAATATGAAATACATAATCAACTCCATCATAAAGTGAACGGGTATTTTCGTAATCACGAATATCGTACTTATAGTTTTCTGCTTTATCATTCCAATAAAATTGATCATGAGCATCGGAATACTCATTATCAATTACTATAACTTCATAATTTTTTTCTATAAGTTTATCAACTAAATTGGATCCAATAAATCCAGCTCCGCCAGTCACAAGTACTTTCATTATTTTATTACTTAAGAGAACTTAGAGATAATTACTGATGGGAGAGTTTTATCGCATTTAATTTTTTCAATTAATTCCCCACTAAATTCTGATGGATCAATCCACCAATCTTCGAAAGGACATTCTTTACCCTCATATCCAGGTTGTTCAGCATAAACATCAGAACACAAAAGAAGATATCCATGAGACTGAAGTAGTTGTCTTTGTGGTTCTCTATAAGTATCCCCATATAAATATTGATCATGTTCAATAGTGATCACTTTAAATCGGTATTCGTGCAAAGGCAAAATGCGAAGTACACTTAAACTTACAGTATCAACATCTAGAGAAAGATAGTCAATACTTTTAGGAAACTCATACTCTTCAAAAATTTTTTTATAGTCAACTTCTAAAGCATTTTCATTTAAATGAACTCCATTTTTTCTCGTGGAATAACTTTCATTATATACTCCATCACTTTCGATGCTAATAGATGTCCAGTCCGAATCTTGAAACACATAAGTGTTATTTGAAATAATAGAATGATTACTACCAATGTCTACGCAGTATCCGTCATTTTTAAAATTTAAAATATTTGCAACAAATTGATCTTGCTTTGCATCAGCATAAAATTGTGTCATGATTAAACCTCGAATGTTTTTTCAATAATAGTTTCTAAGGTATGTATAAACTGTTCATTTGTCCACGAATTGTATTTTTCCTCCAATGGATTAAATCCATTGTTGATAATATTAATCAAAGAATTATTCTCTACACAAATGGATGGCTGGACATCCCAAATATGAGCAAACATGTTACTCCTACAGATTGCTATTGGTTTTTTAACAGAAAGTGCATAGTCTATCGTAGAAGAAATGCCATTGTAATGTTGATATTTTTCATAGAAAAAAATATTTAAATCATTCTTAGAAAGAAAATCCAACATCTCATTATTTGTCAAAAATTTATGAGTTGTGTTTAATTTTATATTATCATGAGTAATAGCATTTAAACAATCTTGTTTAATTGAAGAAATTGTATCTGCATTTGGACAAAAATGTGCTTCAGTTAAATGTAAATTGATTTGAACTTTTCGATAAGATAATTGTTCATTTATAAGTTCACAAATTTTATCAATATATTTGCATGTAAGACCAAATCCAAAAGATCCTATATGTAGAATATCATCATTTGATTTTACGTTACTTGATTTATAATCAAACAAAGGTCTTGCTAGGGCAAAATTTGTATTATCTACATTTGGATGATATGGATTTTGATGCAAATAATAATCAAATCCATGATAGTGCGAGTTATGAACAATTGTGTATTGTTTTACACCTTGTTCCCTACATGCCTGAATCAATCCACCACTTAACCACGGCATGGTTCCTGAAAGATAATTATAAATTATTGCCTGCGGTTTATGCTCATCAAACTTTGAAATAAATTCAGATTCCGAATTTATTTCATAATACATAAAATTATACTTTTTAGATTTAGATGCAATATTTCCAAATCTTTTTCCATATTGATGAACGCCACAATTTTCTTCAGAATTATTGACGATAAAAATATTCATTTTTATACCTCTTTAAAGAATGGAAAGTTTACTTCAACATTATCATAATATTTTTTATAATGGTGAACTAATTTTTTGCCGTTTGTTTGCCAATCAAAATCAGTATTACACTCGGTAAAATCATTGTTTAAATGTTCTCTTTCACCTACAAGAGAAAATAAAATTGGAATAATTACATCATGTGCATAGAAAGCACTCCACGATTTAGTTAATTTTTCAAGTAAGTTTGGAGTAGATAAAAATTTGTCGTAGGATTTTTTAAATGTTTCTACTCGAAATATTGCAGGTGTGGCTCCCCATTTGTTTATGATTACAGAACCTTCTATCTCACTTAATATTTTTTTTGTTGATAAAGGAACTCCACTATTCCTAAGTGATCCGAGAAGATTGGTATTTGAAGGTATATTTAATACTCCCCTAATTAGAACATCGGGATCCATCAATAACAAATACTCACTCTCTGCATATTCTATAGTTTGACATATCCTATCTAAAAAAGTTAAAAGGGCGTCCTGAATTTTTATCTGAAATTCAGGAAGTAAGTATACATCACTAACATTATTTTCATAATAAAAACTCATTGTGTCTTTATCATTTTTTATTTTTATATTAGGATCATTTTCTAATAAAAATTCATAACTCTCATTACTTTCATTAAAAATATAAATTTTATTTTTTGGATAAAATTTACGTAGGTTCTGTATTGCAAATGAAACTGCTTTAACCTCATTAAAACAACTCATCATAATGCCAATATCTGTAATATTTTTTATCATAAAATTAAAGTGATTTCTTATTAATATAAAGAATTTTATTTGCAACTATCATAATAAGTATTTTCAATGAACCATTGATAAGTTTTCTTCAATCCTTCATAAAGATTATGTTTTGGTTTCCATCCAAGTTCAGTCATTTTAGAATAGTCTAATGGGCGATTTGGAGTTCCATTTGGACGGGTTGTATCCCATTCAATGTCTCCAGTATACCCTACAATATCAGCAATTGTCTTTGCAAGATCTTGAATCGTTACATTTTCACCAGAACCAATATTGATGAGTTCAGCATTTTGAAAATGTCCCATTGCAAATAGACAGGCATCTGCAAGATCATCTGCATAGAGAAACTCACGCATTGGAGTTCCATCACCCCAAAAAGTTACAGATTTACCGTCAGAATTACTAAACTTTTGCATCATCGAGGGAATAACATGTCCATTTTTTGGATGAAAGTTATCTCCAATACCATAAAGGTTTGATGGCATAAGTGATACGCCTTTGAATCCATACTGCTTATTATATGCCTGTAGCATTTTGATGCCAGAAATCTTAGCAATTGCATATGCATCATTAGTCGGTTCAAGATATCCAGTAAGAAGAGATTCCTCTTTAACCGGGACTTCAGCAAACTTGGGATAGATGCAAACAGATCCAAGAAATAAGAACTTTTCTACACCAGATTTATAAGAACTATTAATCAAATTAGTTTGAATTTGTATGTTCTCGTAGATAAAATCTCCAGAGAATGTGTCATTTGCATAGATACCACCAACACGGGCAGCTGCATCAAAAACATACTCTGGTTTTTGATCTTCAAAAAAATCAAGAACATCTTTTTGATTTAAAAGATCCAACTCTTGACGAGTTTTAGTAACAATATTTGTATATCCATTTTCTTTTAAGTTTCTCACAATGGCTGATCCAACAAGTCCTCTGTGACCTGCAACAAATATTTTAGAGTCTTTTTTCATAATATCAAGGAATTACAATTTCAGCGTTGGGAAGTGGGAACAATAATTTTTTTCCTTTGAACTTTGGACTATTAATAAAGAAATTTTTAAAATGCCAAGGAAGAACTACAAAGACATCATATTCTTCAATCACATAATCTTCGTTTCTAATCAGTATCCAAGTTCCTGGAGTAAATGATCCATCTTTATCAGGGTTGACTTCACCAACAACATTAATATCATCATCAGTAACACCCCAAGTTTGAAGCGTCACATTACCCTTTGTACTAGCTCCAAGGGCAGCAATTTTTAATCCATCCTCTTTACACTTGTTAATAAGTTCCCAAAACTTAATTCTACATTCTTCAATGCGGAAAGAAAAATCATTCCAAGGTTCAGTAGTGTTAAGTTTAAGATTCAATTCTTCTTGAAGAAGATCATTTAACATTTGAGTTGCCTCTTCATATTTACTGTCTTTATTTGCAACTACAAGTGAAATGCTTCCACCATTTACATCATTAAATTGAAAATCAATAATTTTCAATCCTGCCTGATCCATGATGTATTTTAGTTGTCGCATTCCATAATATGATAGATGTTCGTGACATACAGTATCAAAAGAATTTGCACGAAGCATCTCAGGCATATAACTCTGCTCCAAAACCCAAATTCCATCTTCGGGATCTAAAATAGAATTAACCTCTTTAGCAAACTGACAGGGATCTTCCAAGTCATAGAACATTGAAAATGAAGTTACTAACTTTGCATTATTAGTTCCAAAAAATTTCCTAAAAGTTTTTTCAGTAAAAAAGTCTGCAATATAATCTACATGTTCTTTGAAATACTTTGAAAACTTTTTAGAAGTTGGATCAATACTTACCAGTTTTAATTCTGGTGAAAAGAATCCAAGGAATGTTCCATCATTTCCAGCAATATCAATTACAATATCATTTTCTTTTAGATCAAGAAAATTAGAAATTTTTTCACACTTAGATTTTAGATGTTTTACCATACTGGCATTTAATCCAGAACGATATCCATATTCTTCCCCATACATCGTAGGAAGATCAAAGGTATGTTCCAATTGAACATGTCCACATCCACCTGTTAGTTCATCACACTTAACAAGTTTTAAAGGTCCACGGTACATATCGAGATCTACAGATTTGGGAAAAATTCCCGATAGATATTGATTTCCTAGATCTAAAACTGTGGAATAATGTTTATTACCACAGACTCTACATTTTTCTATTTTATGAAACATACTATTGTCCATAAATGCACATATCCTCAACTAATTGTTTAAATGAAATTTTAGGTTCCCAACCTAGTTTTTTCTTTGCCTTAGAGGCATCACCTAATAAAGTCTCTACTTCAGCAGGTCTGAAATATTTAGGATTGACTTTAATGACTGCTTTTTTAGTATTCCAATCATATCCTACCTCATCAAGACCTTCACCCATCCATTCAATCTTCATACCAAAATAAGGTGCTGCTTCCTCAACGAACTCACGCACCGAATACTGCTCTCCTGTGGCAATTACATAGTCATCAGGTTCATCTTGTTGAAGCATTAACCACATCGCCTCCACGAAGTCCCTAGCGTGTCCCCAGTCACGCTTTGCGTTCAGGTTCCCGAGATATAGTATATCTTGTTCCCCAACTGAAATGCGTGATAATCCTCTAGTGATTTTTCTTGTGACAAAAGTTTCTCCTCTTCTAGGGGATTCGTGATTGAAAAGAATTCCAGAAGATGCATGTAGTCCATAAGATTCTCTGTAGTTTTTAACGATCCAATATCCATAAAGTTTTGCGACTCCATAAGGTGAACGAGGATAAAAAGGTGTGGTTTCTTTTTGAGGGATCTCTTGAACTTTACCAAACATCTCAGAAGTAGATGCCTGATAGATTCGGGTTTTACTCTCCATACCAAGTAGACGAACTGCCTCAAGAATACGAAGAGTTCCGAGAGCATCCACTTGACCAGTATATTCAGGAATCTCAAAAGATACTTTTACATGACTCTGAGCACCAAGATTATAAATTTCATCTGGTTGAACTTGCTGAATTATTCTTACAAGATTTGTGGAGTCAGTCAAATCTCCATAGTGTAATTTGATTCGATCATAAATCAAATCTATTCTTTGCGTATTGATTTGAGAGGCACGACGAATAATACCATGAACCTCATATCCTTTTTCTAGGAGAAGTTCGGCAAGATATGATCCATCTTGACCTGAAATTCCCGAAATTAAAGCAACTTTCATATAACAAAGTATTTTATATTATTATAGCAAAAAAGAGGAGTTTATGCAACTCCTCTTTGGGGTCTTTAGGCTCGCCACTTATTCTTTGACTGGAAATAAGAAACCAGGCGGGAGTATTCTCCATCCGCACCAGTCGTCATTTATTGCGCCCATACGACAAGGGCATTGAAGGGTCATATTTTGACTCCACCAGTGCTTTTAGAGTCTCTCCGTGACTAAAGGGGGGGTTCATCACCGACCAGTACTTTTAGAGACTCTCCGTGTCTTCATCATCATAATCTTTTACATAACAAGGAACTCTATCACAATCCAACCAACGGGCATATTGGAAATCTTCCATAGCAATCAAACATTGTATTTGATTATCAAACAAATAGATGTCATTCCATTTTTTTGTATAATAGTGTTTTTTCTGAAGACGATAATCAGGTTTGCCATTAAGTTCAATAATACCCCTTTCAACAAACCGATATTCTTCCTTTTCAAGAATAACTTTAGATTGAATCATTAGTTGATGTAAATATAATCTGAGTGTTGTTGCTTAAAAATATCAATTTGTTCTTGTGTCTTAAAAAACTTACGCAAAAGAGCATTTGGAAATTTTGCGTATTGGTACTTAACTTCGATTAGATTTTTCATTTTGTTACTTCAACGGTCTCAAGGTCTTGGACAATATAATCGATTAGAATATCATAATTATCGAGAGGGTCGTCAGAAAAAATAACTCCTTCATTTTGATAGAACTTACGAACTTTCTTGTAAAGTTTCGGATTCTTTACATCAAGATAAAAATCACCATTCGCTGCGGCACGAAGAGTACTAATATCTTTCTTGAATTTGATAGTCAGAGACATCGCTTTGATTTGTTTACCTTGTTATTATAGAATGATTTGAGTCTTATGTCAAGTGTGCCAGTCATGAAACTGGCAATCGGGGTGACTGGGATCGAACCAGTGTCTTTTTGCTCCCAAAGCAAACCGTCTACCTCTGACTTACACCCCGTTATTTTATATAGTCTTCAATTAAAAGGAAAATAATAGAATCGAACTATCAGGCGTGAACCTGGCATCGCTTTCAAGGCGATTTACCAACCATCGGTGCTATCTTCCAATAAAAACTATCAACGGACATCAAAATCAAGTCGTCTTACTTTACGCTGACGCCTTGCTTCTTGGAAGGCAAGGTCTTCATTCGTAAGAACAGTAGACTTTTCTTTGGTACTCATATAGTTTATCATAACAACCTTTGATAAGTCAAGTGCAGCAACATTTTCATTATTGCGAATGGTTGCCATATTAGGGCATCCACACGCAACTGTTTTTCCAGACTTTCCTTCTATCTCACTTCCGCAAGACTTACATCTAATTTTTAAGTTTTCCATCTTTATAATTAATTATTCAGTAAATGAACGAAGCATCCAAACGAACTTGCCGTGTGCTTCGTTTAAATCATCAACAAGATTGACAGTTCCTCTTGACTTTTGTGCTTCTGCTTCTTCAGCAACTTCACCTAACATATCTATAATCTTTTTGTGTCCCTCAAGTAAATCTTTAATCATTTCCATTTCAGAAATATTAGTTTTTGCTTCCTCAACACCAGATACTTCCAGAACTCTAGATAAAGAGCTGATAGGTTTAATAGTCAAAAATCTCATATGTTCTGAGATACGATCAACTTCTTCTTGAATTTCTGCGTATTGGTCCCCAAACAAATCGTGAATCTGTTTAAAGTCAGGTCCTACAATATGCCAGTGATATACCCAAGTTTTTTGGAATAGCAAAAAAAGTGATGCCTGAGTATCACTTAATAATTTATAAAGTTTTTCCATTACACCAATACTTTTTAGGTATTTATAATGGGCGATACTGGGATCGAACCAGTGACCTAATCCGTGTAAAGGATCCGCGCTACCTCTACGCTAATCGCCCGTAAAGTCAAGACTGATTCATCATATATTCTACCGTAGTTGCTATATCATTCATAGCATCACGGAGATTTTCTCTTTGACCAGATTCTTGTTTACGAATTGGACGAGAACTATCACAGAGAGTCCACCTCCACTGATTCATTTCGGAGCAGAACCACAGATTAATTTTCATTCTTATAGTGTTCTAACTTAATCCAATTTATAAGAGCATTTACTTCCATCATCTTTTGTTCATCTTGTTTAATGGCGATATCAGAAGGAAGTTCTCCAAAGTTAATGATTAATGGAATTGTAGTTTTATAGTGTTCTAATGCTTCGATAGCAAGTTTTCTATCACGCTGGGAAATAAGAGACATAATCCTCCGAATGCTATTTTGATTATACTAAAGAAGGGAGTCGTTGTCAACTCCCTTCAATATCATTCACCAATAAGTTTCACGGCAGATTGTGCTCGTGATTGGATTGCGTCCTTGAGAGGAACATATCCAAGGTCATCAGCAAGTGCCTGTGCCTTATCACTCAACATATAATTAATTGCTTCTCTGATAGATGCTGCTTTAGGACCATTACCAGTCTTATAGGCAAGAACATAAGTCAAAGTGGCAATAGGATAAGCACCGCTGGCAGAAGGATTGGGATTTTGTCCAGCAAGATTTTTATCTAACTGAATACCATTCAGTGCCTTGGAACCAGAAACATAACTGGGGAGAACAAACTCACCAGACTTATTCTGAACTGCTGCTGCTTTCAGATTACCTTTCACAAAGGATTGGTTGAGATAACCAATTGAACCGGGAGTAGTTTGGAGAACACCAGCAACACCTTCATTACCTTTACCACCAACACCAACTTTCCAATTTACAGATTTACCGACACCAAGAGTCCATTCCTTGGAGAAGGACTGAAGTGACTCTGTAAAGGCAGCAGTGGTTCCAGAACCATCGGAACGGTGTGAAACATAAATCTTACCACCAGGACATCCAAGTTCCTTCCAGTTATCAATAGAACCCATAAAGACTGATACTACTTGTTTCTGAGTCAGTTTCAGTTTACAAGAAGGATTGTTATAGGCAAGAGCAATAGTTCCACCAACAATCGGAATTTGAACTACACCACGAGAAACCTTTGCTCTGTCCTTATCAGAGATGGGGTCATCAGTTGCTGCGAAGGTTACTGTTTGGTCAATAAATGCCTTACGACCAGCACCAGAACCAACTGCCTGATAGTTTACTTTAGGTCCACCAGATCTGGCAAGAGTAGCAAACCATCGTTGGTAAATAGTTGCTGGGAACGTAGCACCAGCAACAGCGATACGGTCAACTCCGGCAAGTGCGACAGTAGGAGTAAGAGCAAGACCGACAACAATAATATTTTTGAGTTTCATAAAAAGTGAATAACTACAGAGTAATTCTAAGGTAAAGGAAAGATAAAATCAACTAAGATTTGGTTAAGAAGTTCATAACATAAAAAAGCACCCAAAGAATGGGTGCTTACACTCAAGTTATGAGTTGTTTATCAGAAGGTGAACTTAGTCTGAACCACTCCACCCCAAGAAGATTCTCCTTGATAACGGGCATTATTGCTCACATAGAAGAGAGCAGGAGTGATGCTGATGTTGTCCGAAACTTGATACTTATAGAAGACTTCAAGCATCGCGGCATCTTCACCAACGAAGTCAGAATTACTGGGTTGACCAATAGCAACACCAGCAGTATTACCTTTGGCAAACACATCAGACCACTGAAGTCCAACGAACCAGGAATCAGAATCGGTGGCACCAGTTTTAGAACCTTTACCATCTACATCATTATATCCATAACCAACTGAGATAGAAGGAACGAATCCACTCTGAGAAGGTTGCCAGTAAGCATTCACAGCAACGCTATTGCTTTCCTGACCTGCGGCAAGGGCGCCAGACCCGCCTCCAAGAGCGTTGAAGGTGCGGACACGACTGCCTTCAGTACCATAACGGTAAGCAACGGCAGCGCCCCACTGAGGGGCACGATAACCAACTTGTGTCATAAAGTTCAATCCACTATCAGAATTGAAGACACCAGTTTCAGTGTTATCACCATCTTGAGAGACATAGTTCAGACCAGCAAGGAAACCTCCCTGACCTTTTGGAACTTGTTGCTTCCACTGAGCACCAAAACCAGCACCAGTTGCCTTGTTATAGACACCAGAGGCGCCACCAAGTTGGAAGAAGTCAAGGATTTCCGACTTATAAGCAGAAGGAACCCAAGCCATCTCCGTGTTACGAACCAGAGGACCAGCAGTTAGAGTTACACTCTTACCAACTGGGAACTGATAATACAGACGGTCAATCACAACTTGATCGGCATAAGATTCTGCCTTATCAAGTTTGAAGAGTGAAGAACTAGAACCAAAAGGATCACTGTTAAAGTTACCAGAACGAAGACGAGTACGGAGCAAGTCCTTACCAGTGAACGAGGTATCAAAGTTCAGACGAACATCATAGTTGAATGCAGTATTACCTACATCACCACCTTTGTTGGTTTTCAGTCCAGGAACGCCACCAAGAATAAAGTTTACTTCACCTTTAAGTTTGGTAGTAGTTGAAAACTGAGTTGCCTGCAGTTGTCCAACTTTGCTTTCAAGACCATCTACACGAGAAGTGAGTACAGTTAGTTCTGTATCAAATTCAGCAAGAAGTTTTTTGAGTTCATCTGTGGTTTCAGTTACACGATCAAGGCAAGCATTCAGCAGTGCTGCTGCCTCAAAACGGGTCATTGCCTGACCACCTTTGTATGTGCCGTTAGGATAACCTGCTACGCAACCATAACGCTCTACAAGGTTGCCAAGTGCCTGATATGCCCAATCAGTAGGTTGGACATCGGAGAATTGTGTAATGCTTGTGACTTGTTGTGCCGAGGCATACTTGTTGACATCCTCAGTATTGAGTTCTGCGGCATTCACAGCAGGAGCAACAAGACTCAGTGCAACAGGCACAAGCATCATTTGTTTGAAAAATTTCATATAGTTCGTTAAGATTTACAACTACGAAGTTTATTTAGCTCCCCTGATATTTTAGGGGAAGCGGATACACGGATTTGAACCGAGGATAAAAGTTTGGAAAACTCTTGTGTTGCCACTACACCATATCCGCAAAAGTGGGAGATTGCTCTCCCAACGCACTTCCTTCACACCAAGGAATTATAAGACATAATGAGTATTATGTCAAGCCCCATATCGGAATTGAACCAATCTCTGCAGTTTACAAAACTGCTGCATCACCACAATGCTTATAGGGCAGACTCCCATCGTAGGTACTGCCCCTACCAATCTCCGATTAACAGTCGGGCCCGTTCTCTTGCTCGGTCGATGGGAATAAATGTGCCGTTGTGGGGGAATCGAACCCCTACTTCTCCAACTCCCTTATCGGGGTGTCCTGACCACTAGACTACCAACAGCATTTGGTGGCGGGGGGAGGAGTTGAACCTCCTTCCTGAAGTTTATGAGACTTCTGTGCAACCGGTACACTTCCCCACGTTGTTAAGGATTTTAGTGTCGTCTATCTCCTTTGCATCTGTGCTACCTTTGTTTAGGTAGTACGCACACCTCGTCGTTTCCGAGTTCAGATGCTTCCCCACTTATTTATCTAATAAGCAAATCATATAATTGACTCTACCTTCTATGCTTGCTACCCTGACTTGATCAGAATCTAGTTTCGCACATCTTCCAACTTTCTGTACCGTGAATACAGTCTGTCAGAGGTCTTTCGACACAATCATTCGCTTTCGCAAATGACGTTAGGGGCTTCGGTTTCATCAATCGCAGTTTACCTAATATACCACCCGAAGGAACGATATACGGTGCTTTCACGGCGAATCCTTAACCATAGGAGTACGTTTAACCGTACTATTTCCAGGATAACTACTGTAATTCCTAGTCATACAAGAAGCATTCACTATTGGCGTTGTGCTCACTCTTATATGTTACTTACGGTTTCTGCTCCCGCCAAGGAGAATTAACCGATAGAAGATTGGTGGAGTTGGCCGAGGCAATCACCTCTATTCTCCATCTTCCTTTCCCTTATACATCCGAAGATGCCTGACCCTCATAGATTAGAAGTCAGTTTTCCAAATACTTTTCATATTTGGGGGAGGGACAATCCCGAAAACAATCATAAGGCAAAACCTTCAGATTGTCAAGTGGGAAATCACAGATTCGAACTGTGGACTTTCTGAATGTAAATCAGACACTCTAACCGCTGAGTTAATCTCCCGATTTGGTGGTCTCTCTCAACCACCCTTATAGAATAACAGGAATTGCTTCGTTCGTCAACCCCTATGGTCCAGTTCTAAAACCGTCCTCAACCGATCACATAATCTTTCCATTCGGAAATACGACTTTTTTGAAGATCTAGATAAACACGGTTGAAAGGTGCTTCTGGTTTTTTCTTCAAAGTCATACTTGTTTCAGAAAGAAGTAAATTACCTTTCTTTAAATTACATTTAGAGCAACAAGCAACAAGGTTTTCCCAAGTATCTTGCCCACCTCTGGAGCGTGGAATTACGTGGTCGATTGTAAGATTTTTTTCAGATCTACAATACTGACATTCGTAATCATCTCTCTTGTAAATTAGAGATCTGCTAGGATAAGAACTTTTACCCTGATTGAAAGGAATTCTCACATAACTGACTAAACGGATTACACGTTTAGTAATGAGTTTTGCTTTCTCCTTGAAGAGAAGAACAATTGCTCTTTTCCAATTTGTGAAATGTAATGGTTCATAAGAACTATTCAGAACCAATATTGTGGAATGTGGTTCTACTAATTCCATGATTTTTTTGCACCTACCGTATTTAGATTTAAATGGCACCCTGAGAGGGATTTGAACCCCCGTCTTCTTCGTTCGTAGCGAAGCACTCTTCCACTGAGTTACCAGGGCATTTGGCGAAGGGTGAGAGATTTGAACTCCCATCGCAAGGTTTTGGAGACCTGCATCTTACCGTTAGACTAACCCAACAAAATTTGGATATAAAATCCAATGCCCGATACAGGACTCGAACCTGTAAAACCTTGTTTCTAAGACAAGTATGTATTCCAATTCCATCAATCAGGCTGGCTGAGAAACTAGGACTCGAACCTAGATAAACGCCTTCAAAGGGCGGTGTCCTACCATTAGACGATTTCTCATTAAATATGATTCATAAAGAATCAAGAGTCTAGGGTGGGATTTGAACCCACGGTAAAAGAAGTTTTGCAGACCTCCGCATTCGACCACTCTGCCACCTAGACATATTGAACTATCTGGAATTTCCAGATAGTTGAGAGCCCTCAACTAGATTTGAACTAGCGACCTACTCATTACTAGTGAGTTGCTCTACCACTGAGCTATAAGGGCAAAGGTGAAGGACGGGACTTGAACCCGCATAAACTAGATTCACAATCTAGCGCATTAACCAATTATGCTACCGACACATGGCAGTAGGTGGAATCGAACCACCGACGATTTCTTTATGAGAGAAACGTTCTGCCACTGAACTATACTGCCAGCAGAAAGGGAGGGATTCGAACCCTCGGAGGGGTTTTTCCCCTCGGAAGTTTAGCAAACTTCTACCTTAAGCCTCTCGGTCACCTTTCTATGTTGTCTTGAAGAAACCCATAAGGGTTTTATGTTGCCCGAAAGCAACAATTGGAATGGTGAGATTTGAACTCACGCCTTCTGCGTTATCAGCACAGCACTCTACCACTGAGTTACATTCCATTGTGTGCCCTTGGTGGGGAATGATCCCACTCTTCATAGACTTAATGTTTCGTACAAGAAGACGACCTTATGAGGGAGGTTCTTATCAGTGTGGGTTCAGCACACCTATCTAAAACTACTTTATCAAGTTGAACCCTATGTTACCGTACCAACGGCAAGGGCAAGTGGGAACAATCGGATTTGAACCGATAACACCTTGATCTTCAATCAAGTGCTCTACCAATTGGAGCTATGTTCCCAAAGTCTGAGAGGCAGGATTTGAACCTGCGACTTGAGCGTTCCAAACACCCAGCTCTACCAAACTGAGCTACTCCCAGAGGTATTCCTAACGGGATTCGAACCCGTGCTACCTCCTTGAAAGGGAGGTGACCTAACCGCTAGTCGATAGGAACTTGATTTGAAGGCAGGTGCGGTATCATCCCGAAGGCGTTCCCATGCTCCTTTTACTTTCCTTGCCTCCAACGACCCTAACGAGATTTGAACTCGTGATTCTTCTTAGACAGAGAAGTATGATAACCACTTCATCATAGGGTCAAGGTGGGAGAAGAGGGAATTGAACCCCCGAGGCTAAAAAACCACTCCAGTTTTACAGACTGGTACTACGTTGCCAACAGTAGACATTCTCCCAAATGGGTCGTAGAGGAATTGAACCTCTCTCTACCGGTTAAAAGCCGGGTGCATAAACCGATCTGCCAACGACCCAAATAATATGGATAAATATTCGATTGTCTAGGTTCTGGTGGAGGGTCTATCCCTCGACCACTTGATTAGAATACCACCGTTTGGTCTCTGGAAAGGCACTGGTGGACACTTGTGGAACTGTCACAAGCAATAAAAAAGGGGAGGAAACTTTTGGTTTCTCTCCCCTTCTTATTTGCTTTTTATGGTTCGGTTCTTACATCTGACCTACCATATCCGCAAACAGGGGAGCACCCTCAATATGCCAATAACGGCAATCGAGATTACTAATCTGTTTTGTGGGCATCGGGTAAGACATTGTTTTCGACCTAAGTGTTTTTATTTATAAGACTTTTTTGTTAAAAAGTCAAGTGGAGAATATCGGACTCGAACCGATGACATCTTGCTTGCAAAGCAAGTGCTACTACCAACTGAGCTAATTCCCCAACGTCCCGTGTAGGATTCGCACCCACGACCGATTCTTTAGAAGAGAATTGCTCTGTCTCCTGAGCTAACGGGACATAAGGAACCCCCCTGTTTGTGCTTCTATGAGAGGCATGGGAGGGGCAGGACTTATACGAAGTTTGGACCCCCGCTGCCTATGATAGTACTATAAGGCATCAGGGCACTAAAGTCAACCCTTTGCTTCCTTACGGGCGTTCTTCTCTTCGGTAATCTCACTTCTACGGGTCTTGACCAGTTTGGCAACTTCCTGAAGTGCCTTACGGGCACGAGTACCAGCGGCACTATTACCGGCAGTGAACTTTTCGTCTTCTACTTTCCATGCTTCAATCGCACTCAGTAGTTCTTGTGATACAGACATAATAATCTCCAAAATAAAATAGGATATGGTTATATATACGACTTTTAGTTACATCCAGACACCCAAGGAGCACATAACCGCATTTCTCCACCGAGTGACTTACATTCTTCGGTATAACACACAGATTTATCAACAGATTTTTCTGAAAATATTGGAGCAGGAACTTCTACTGGTTTCTCTCCAGATTGTTTCCAATAATCATCAATTGCCCTATCAACATCTCTCTTAATTCTTCTTTTGAGTTTTTCATCATCTTTGATAATAAACTCATTTAGTATAGTTTGTGGAAAATATTTTCTTTGTATCTCATCCAGTAAATCCCAAAGTTGATTGCTAGGAATACTGGAACACTGTGAGAGTATTACAATCACAGAAGATAATACGACTCCTATAATTGCATATTGTTTTATATCAGGTTTCTTCTTGCCGAAATTGAAATTAAACATAAAAAAAGGAGGGTTATGAGTGCCCTCCTATATTTATTCAATTTTATGAATTTTAGACTTCAGTAAGAACTAAACGATTTGCATAATTATAAGCAAAGTCAGTTCGGGCACCGTGATCGCCCCAACGTATCCACTTTCTAGCAAGTCTCATATAATCATTAATAGACTTACCGGGAGTTTTCATATGAGGTTCAATCATCTTCCAATCACTTTCGTACATAATGTATTTCAATTGAGTATCAAGTGTGGAAGGGTCTCCACCAATACGAGCAGCAAACTTACCAAGACCGTTATATCTTGGAGCATCGGTAAATTGAATAAGACCATAACCACCACTCCTACAAGAATTATAAGACACTATAGCACCACCCTCACATACATTAGGAGTGAAGGTAGATTCTTGTCGGATATTGCCCATAATGGTTGCTATGGCATTTTTGTCAGTAATTCCACGTTTCTGTAAAAATTCTACAGTCTTCGTTTCATTAGTATTACATCCTTTACAAATTAGTCTTTTTTCTTTTGGTTTAACTGGAGCAACCTCTCTGGTCGCTGTCTTTGGTGTAGGATCCTCTTGAATAATAGAGAATGGTGGCGGACCACTCACGGGTGGAGGAGGAAACACTTGGGGCAGTGTTGCCGTGCTGGTTGTAACCATTGCCAAAAGGGGAAAGGCTACAGTAAAAAATTGTTGCATTAATTTTAATAGAATTCGGCATCCGTATAGAAGAGGGGTATACCACCTCTCTCGAAGGGCATCTTCCACGGCTCTAAGTGTCACGTCACAGACTCATTATGACAAAACCCACCTTTTGAGTGGGTTCCTTTGCATTATATGAGATTATTTAGGTTTTGTCAAGTCATCCTTTTCTACCGACCGTACCACCAGAACGATTCACCCTCGTTCCTCTTCCACCAGTGACCTTGCCATATCTATCTGATACAACTTCTCCCGGAGCAGTTGCTGAACCAGTTCTACGACCTCCTTGTCCCAAATCGTGAACTCCCGTCCTATCTACACCACTCTCAGTACCAACAGAACTTGTGGGCGTATCTTTAAATGTAGCATATCCAGTATTCACTCTCATTTTACCGGTTCTTTGCATTCTAGATGCCCTAGTTTCTGGTTTTGGATCAGTATCTTTTGCTAAAGCATCGGCACCAGATATTCCCTTTTTAATTTTAGTTACTCTACTAAAAACTTTTGGGGATGGTTTTTGCTTAGCATCTCTTTCTAGTTTTGCTTTCCTTTGCTTTGCAGTATCACTGGGACTTTTCTTACTTCCTTTAAGAGTTCCAGTATTCCACTTGATTTCTGCTTCCAATATAAACTCTTGAAACGTCTTCATATGAATAGTTTCTAATTATTTATAGAATCCATATCCATATAAATGATGTCTATTTCCTTTACATCATCAGGAATATGAATCCACTCACGAAACTCTGCTTTTACACTATATGAGATTATTTAGGTTCTGTCAAGTATGCCAGTTTGAGAAGTGGTTAGAGGTAAATAAGTCTCCGGAGAATCTAAATACTTCAAACTACTTTTCACATTTTATGCCACGAGAGTGGAATACACCTCATAGAGAGCACTGGAATACACCGATACACAATATTCTCAAGGCAATAGATAATCACACTCACGAGTACCTCAGGAGTGGTGATGAATGGCATCTAAATAAGGCACAAGAACTCAGAAAATATGTTGCTGAGTTGAAGGAATGGATACATAAAACCGAAGGACGATTATGAAATTCAAATATCCAACACTTGATAATATAGTTCCTGTGATGGTTGCATTTGTAGCAGCAGCAATTGTTGGAATGACTTTCACAAATTATGTAATATGTAATTTCAAGGTAATGACTAGTTTACATTATCTGTATCTTGTAAAGGCATTTGATAAAAGTGGAGCAAAACCTCCAAGTAAATGTGACGATAATACATCAGAATCAATTCAAGTTTTGATGTCTCTTCTGGCAACTATTATTGCTTTGAAGGCAAACTTAAATAAAAAACCTGAAGAAAAAGAAAATGACTGACCCAGTATGGAGTGTAAATATACTATTAGGTATTGGACTTGCCGGTGCTGCTTATATAATATACTATATACTTAAATTAGCATACGAAGAAGATAATGTATAACTATAGAATCAAGAAGATAGAAAGAATTGTTGATGGAGACACATTAGATGTTTCAATAGATTTGGGATTCAATCTTACAACTGTTCAAAGAGTTCGTCTCAAAGGTATTAATGCAGCAGAAACAAGAACCAAAGACCTTAAAGAAAAAGCAGAAGGTCTTGCGACAAAAGCGTGGTTAGAAAAAGAACTGTCCCGAGAAGGTGAATGGGTAATTGAAACTTTCAAAGAAGATAAGTATGGAAGGATACTTGGCACTCTTTATTTTGTTGGAGACCCAGTTACGGTGAATGAGAGAATGATAAATGAAGGAATAGCAAAACCTTTTATGGTGTAGACCAAAGTTTTCCTTCTGCTTTTCTTCTTCTCAATAATCCTGCTTCAACATTAGTTCCAGGATTACGATAAAGTTCTAGTGACTTTGGAACCTCATTCCATTCCTTATTCTTCAGGACTCTTGTAATAGTATTGAAGTCAGGATGACCATAAAAATCTGCACCAAGATTGTAAGCAAAGCAAAGTAAAGACCCTCTTTGATTGTCATTCATTTCACTCCAGTAAGGTATTTTTTGGAGAGCAGGAATAAACTCACGACGAAGTTGATAGTAGAACAAATCATCTGCTTCTTCTTGAGTAATTTTATTCCCAATCATAAATCGGGTTCCATCCTTTCTACGAGTGCTGCCCCAACCAATCGTAATGGGCAACCCACCTGTAAGAGGATCATAATATGCTTTGAGATGACAATCTTCAAATTCCTTGATAAGTGCAACACCTTGAAGTGGTAGTCCATCAAGTGTTGGTTCTACCTTTTGATTTCTATAAATCCTAGCAAACTCATCCAAGATTTCTTTGTGAACTGATGCCTGAAGAAATGCCCAGGCACGATTTTGATGCTCTAGGTCTTTATGGTTCTCTACGGCATCTATGAATTTGATAGTCATTTGAAAATTCTTCCCCACCCAGTTTTATCTTTTCCTTTCTCCAACCAACGATACTGAAGGTCTGACTTCTTATATACGGCACCTTTACCATTCGTGACTGCTCCTGTGTATCCATCATTCAAAGAACCATAAGGGTCATTTACAACATAGTCCTCACCCTTCTTACCTATTACACACAGCATATGCCCGCCAGTAGGAGAAGATAGAGTGCCACGATGGAGTATGCCAATAACAACGGGTCTCCCAGCAGACAACTCACGATTAAGGTCAGCAAACCCAAGATTATACCTAAACTCAGACTTAACTCCGTAAGAAGCAAGAACTTTGGTTTGAACTGAGTGGTCAGTTGTATCACCGATTGCGAATACTTTCTGAACATAAGCATCATCACCTTTTGCTCCTACTAAAGTTCCCGGTTTAAAATACTCAAGACACATAGCACAGGCAGAACTATTACAAGTACGATTAGCATCTCTATAATTATCTGTTTGAGGATAGTAGGGAATATTTAAAATTCCTGGAATTACTACTTCTAGTTTTGTTCTAAAAATCTTCACCCAATTTGCAGTATCCTCCATCAGGTCTGGAGATTTACCTATCAAATCTACTTCAAGTTGCTCTACTGCCGCAACATGCTTTGGATTCTTTGGGTCGTAGTACTGAAAGAAATTGTGAAGGTCTACTCTCATTATTCTTCTCCTAAGTATTCGAGTGAAAAAACATCGTGTTGCGGGATCTCGGGATCCATCCATTCTCTAAACTCTGCTTGAATTGCGTGTGCAGATTCAATATCCTTATTCTCACATAATGTATGTATGCGATCAACTGCCCAATCGTGAGAAGACCTAAGAGTTTGTTCCAGTAGCGTCATCATAATAGTCTTTCCGAAAATATCTAGAGAGAATATTGCTATTATAGTATGCCGGAACCCCAGAGTCAAGTGATTCGGTCAGTACATTATTTAGAAAAAGTTGTCTTGTTTCCTCAAAGTTACATTTACCTTTTGTCTTATGAAGACTTATAATTTCTCTACTGAAGAACTCCTTGCCGTATTTGATTATATCTTCTTTTAATTCTGGGCAAGAACCATAATAATTTTTCCAATCAGATTCTGACTTTACTTTTCTCTTTTTTCCTTTTGGGGTTCTGAACTGCCAAAGGTACTTGCGTCCAATATAATTTCTACCGGTGGTCTTACAGGATATGAGATATACGAATCCAAAATAATCTTCTATATGGTTTGATTCAAAAATCTCCCCATTATATCTCCAAGGATTCTCATAGCTCATTTAGTAGTCTTATAGAGCTATTATTTATCCTTCAACGGAGACAAACCTAGTCTACACAAAAAAAGGAGACTTGTCAAGCCTCCTTTAAGTTATGTTAGGATTTAGTTACTAAGTAGGACCTTGACCCCTTTTTGTAATTGAAGGATAACCATCTTCATGATCCTTATTTGCTTGATAGCGTGATTTTACGACATTAGTAGATTCTCCAGAATCACCTCTTGTTCCTCTTCCTGCTCTATGAGATGCTTTTCTTTTTGCAGTCATTCCTTTGTGTGCATTATTCAAGATTGGATCACTATTATCTGCTTTTTTTCTTCTATTTGGATTAGTACCATAAAATATGGGTTTATCGGTGTATTGATTGAGATTTCTTGCTCTCTCACGTTGTCTTGAAGTTAAACCAAGCATTTTTTCTGCTTTATTTGCTTCATTCACATAATACTCTGCAAGATCTTCCCAAGTATATTCTGAAAGATCATAACCTTCCTCTATAAGTTCATTTACCCACTCGGTGATTTCTTCTGCAAGTAAATCATTTTCACATTCTTCAACAATACTTCCAATAGTTTCAGCATCCATTACCAACATCACATAATTTGCCTCCTCTAAGGTGTCTACGTGCCCCTGTGAGAGGAGATACTCAAGCACAAGGTCATAGGCATCATAGTCGTAAGAGTCTTTTAAAGATGTCTTTAAAGGTCTAGGTGCTGGCATAGTTCCTCCTGTTTGTGCTTTAGTAAGAATTTCTCTTTGTGCTTTTGTTCCTACCTTATCAATCATAATTTTGTTTGCTAAAGCCCAAGTTGTAAGATCCTTTGTTCTATCACCAGTTTGTGCTGGTTTTGATGGAGATACTTTTGGTGGTGGTGCTGAAGTTGATGCTGGAGGTTTTCCTGATGCTGGAGGTTTTCCTGATGCTGGAGGTTTTCCTGATGCTGGAGGTTGTGATGCTGATGCCTCACGTTCTGTTCTTTTAGCATAATCTGCTAGAGATTCTCCTGGTTGTTTAGCTCCTGGATCTGGAGGTTGTGTTGCTGCCCTTGCTTTTGGAGGCTCAGAACCTAGAACTTCACTTGGAAGTAATCTTTTGGAAGATGCTGTTTGCCAAGATTGATATCCATACTGTTTTCCAGTATAAAATTTACCTTGAGCGTTTGTACTTCCTCTTTGAGGTTCTGGTTTTGGTGCTGCTGCTTTAGGTGGTTCAGAACCTAGAACTTCACTTGGAAGTAATCTTTTGGAAGATGCTGTTTGCCAAGATTGATATCCATATTTTGGACCAGTATAAAATTTACCTTGAGCGTTTGTACTTCCTAATTCAGGAGCCTCTAAAATATTTTCTATCCATTCATCACTCATATTTTCTATAATACTTAAAGCAGATTCTTCATCATTAGAGTACTTATTATCAATTAAATAGTTTTTAACAATATCAATAATTTCATAGTCTTCCCTCCTAACTCCTCTAATCCATCTCCCCGCTCTTGTTTCCGGGTTCATTAAATCAGTAACTCCTTTCCAAGCAGCATAGGCACCAGCTGCTGGTGCTATTAAAGGAGTCATTACTTTTCTTGTTACGTCTAAAGTTTGCCTTATTGGAGTTCTTACTGCAGATCCAATTAATTCCCCGGCAGCGGCAGTCATTCCTCTTCCTTGAGGATCTTTACCACCACGCCCAATAGATTGTCTTAATTCTCTTGCTTTAGAACTCAAGAGTCTTTGAGTTCCATTAGGACCTTCTGGTTTTACTTCTGGTTTTGGTTTTACTTCTGGTTTTACTTCTGGTTTTACTTCTGGTTTTACTTCTGGTTTTACTTCTAGTTTTGGTTTTGATGCTGCTGCTCGTTCTGCTGCTAATTGTTTTTCTGCTGCTGCTTTTGCTGCCGCTTTTTGTTCTTCTGTTGGTTTCTTTCCAGGCTGTGGTGCTGGGCTTGGCAATCTGGTGCTACCTCCAGATGGTGCTGCCGAAGGCTTCTCCCAAGATGGTTTAGGAGCTGGTTTGTCCTTACTAGACGAAAAATATGTACCTTGTCCGTAATCCACAGGTTCTTGAGGTTTTGATTGTCCTCGTCCCTGCAACAACTTAGTAGCAGCTCCAATTGCTGGTAAAGCTGCCCGTCCAATTGCTGGTAAAGCTGCCCGTAGACCTGCCTGTATTAGGGGTACTGCATATGCATATTCATCTAACTGAGAATACGCCTCATACATCTCATCCCAAGTATATTCACTTAAGTCATAACCTTCTTCTAAAAGTGAATTGACCCAGTTCTCAACTTCTTCCCATACCTGTTCTTCAGTAAGTTCTTGAGGAGCATATACTGCCTGATATGCCTCCATCAAACCCTTAGCGTCACTACCAGTAAGTCTAGACATCTTTTCTTAAAGTTCTTTATAGATTTATTTATAAAAAACCGAGATTCTCAAGGTTTAGAAGGTCTCACATAAACTTTTCGTTTACCAAATTCTGTTGAAGTTATGTTTGGATTGCCAGTAACATCTGCTGCAGTTTGACGAGAAAGATCATAACTTGTAGATTTATTATAATCACCGGCAGGACCAAAGTTTCCAGTATCTTGAACCGAAGTATTGGAAACTTTTGTTGATGTTCCCATAGGTTTTGCTGTAACGTTCAATTTAGTACCGAAAGGTGTTGATGGAGTTCCTTCCCATGTTCCTTTTGGTGCTTGCCCTTCCTTATACTTATAAGGGACAGCAACTAATCTTTGCTTGTCATCAAACTTGTGCCCGCTTGCAGTTTTTGGTCCTGGAGTGTCTTTTTTACTATAGGAACTTACACTCACTGGTTTCCAACCATATCTAGTTTGCTCAGGACCACTATGAGGTCTAGGAGTAAATTCATTAGTTGATTTATTAAGAACTCCTGATTGGTAATTCTTATATGCCAAAACCGATTGGGGTTTTGCTACTGAATTTGGTTTTGGTGCAAATGGATTCCAAAATTCTTGAATATTTGCATCCTTACAAAATTCTTTATATGATTTCATCAATCCTTTTTTAGGTATTTATAAAAAAAGAGGGTCTCAAGGACCCTCCGTGTGTCAGTTTGGAAAGTGGTTTATTCTCCTATAGATTCCATTGATTTTATCTGTTTCTATCTGGACTTATATCAGTATACCGAGTATTTGGTGATGTCACACTCCCATCCTTAAGTTTAGTTGACGTAAGGTTGCTAAAAACCGTATGTTTGCCAACCTTCCCTTTATTTTTGCCAGCCATTTTATCTTCAGTTCCTTTTTGCGAATTAGCAATCGCAATCCTAATATCTCTCACAAAAGGAATGTTATCAATCGCCTTTTGCGTTGGTCCAACAATTCCAACATTATTTGCCATCCTAGGATTGTAGTCCCCCTCAACAATACTCTCCCTCCACTCTTCACTCATATTTGCCATAATTACAAGTGCTGATTCTTCAGTATCAGCATAACCTTCATCAAGTAGATGTGATAGAATAACATCATAAAGATCTACAGTTTCAGTATCTTCTACAAGATAGTTCTCAGCGATTTCACCTATCTCATAATCACTAAATGACTCAAGAACTTCAAATGCTTCCTCAAAGGTATTGGCATAACCTTCGTTGATTATGTCCTCAAGGATGTATGAGGCAAGAAGGTCATACTCTTGGTTTAACAATTTTCTACCTTTAGATGCAGCTTTACTCAGAGCAAAAGTTATTTGTGATTGTCTTCTTGGTTTGCCGCCAGGAGTTCTTGATCCGGCACCTACAGGAGGAAGTGCTCTTCCTGTTGAGGAAGGTCCTTCTCCACCACCAGATGTTCCTCTTGATCGAATACCACCGGAAGATGCTACTTCTCTCCTACCAACTCCACCGCCACTATAAGTTGTGTCTCTTTTTTCCCATGCTGGTTTGGGTGCCGGTTCATAATCAAAAGGAGATGATTTCTTTACAAAAGCACTTGTATCTTTACTTCTTTCTGCAGATGCTTGAGTTCTTGCTGCTCTTCTCAACCGACGACCAGTTACTCTTGCGTTTGCTTCTCTTCCTGCTTCACCACTAAACTCTTTCTTTGCGGCAGATGCTCCTGCCTTTAATGAACGACCAATTTTACCTAAGAATCCTGTAATCTTTTCTTTAGCAGAAGCAAGTCTTCCGGTTACTTTTTCTTTTGTCTTTTTAGCGCCACCCTTAATCTTTTCTCCAGCTCTCTCCGCTGCTTGAATTACTCTACCAACTCTTACTTTCTTTCTTCTTTCTGCAGTTTTTTCTGATCTTCTATCTGAGGAGGAAGTAACTCTTGATGATCCTTCAGATGGTCTGTCCTCACTTGAAGTTACTGTTGCTTCAATTAAAACTTCGTCAAAAGCATCAAAACATTCGTCAAGAGTAACTTCTCCCTCAGAAAGAATCTCTTCCATTACCTGAACGAGTTCATTATCACTTAGATCATCAATAAAAGAAAAATCTTCTTTTACTGGTGCGGAAAGAAGTTCCTGCCTAAGATTATCATCATAAACAGCAGCATATGCTTCGTAAAGGTTTAAAGAAGTCATTTTAATTCTTAAAGTCTTACAATTTATATTTATTTATAAAAAAAGAGAGTCTCAAGGACTCTTTTCACTATCAATCACCCACAGATTTCTTTTTTGGTTTTGCTTTTAAGTATTGAGGTTGGCGATAAGGTTTTCCTGTTTTCCTGAGCATTCTTTCAGTATCTAAAGGATGTGCCTCTAAAATAGTAGATATCCATTTCTCACTCATATTTTCAACAATAGTTGTTGCTGCTTCTTCAGTATCAGCATAACCTTCATCTAGAATATACGAAAATAGAACATCATATTCTTCTACTTTATAAGACTTGTTATTCCAAGTAAAAGTAGAACCCATCCCATTTTTTTTATTTTTTGCTGTTTTATATGCCTTATCAAAAGACTGAGATTTAGACAAACCTTGATCTGGATTTTTTGGACCTTGTTGTGGTTTATAATCTCCTCTCTTTAATGCGGCATTAAGTGTTCCGGGTGCAGTAGATCTTGGTGCCAACACGGCAGCAGCAACACCAGCAGGAGTTATTCTTGTCAATCCAGCAGCAGCACCTGCAAATCTAGAAACTGGTTCAGCAACTCTTCTTGCTTGATTAGCAAATCTCTGAAGTTGTGGGAACTTATCCATGTTAGGACCAGTGGCACGAACAGTAGCACCAGGTCTGTATGGATTTGGTTTTGCTGTTGTTGGTTTGTTTGGACTGGGAATACTTAATTGTCCCGGCGATTGTCTTGCAGTAGATGCGGATGTTCTTGGTGGTGTTGGTTGGACCCCCGATCTTGTAGGAACTGGTTCAATCTTAACAAAAGGAGTTCTTGGTTTTCCTCCTGGTTTTCCTCTAAAGTTTTGAGTAGTTCCTTTATTGGTAAATAAAGAACCTTGAACTGCATCTTGCTCTTCAATATAAGACTCATACATCTCTTCCCAAGTATAATCACTCAGGTCATAACCTTCTTCGATGAGTGAATTTACCCAGTTTTCAACTTCTTCCCAAACTTGCTCTTCGGTGATTTCTTGAGGAGCATATACATTATTATATGCCTCCATCAAACCATATGCATCAGTACCAGTAAGTCTAGACATCTTTTCTTTTTTAGTTATTTATAAAAAAAAAGAGGGTCTCAAGGACCCTCATTAATTTTATTATTCAACCAAATATAAGAATAGTCGTGGTCTCCGAAAAGGAAATCATCATATTCGGCAGCATCTTTATAACATTTTATAAGTTCTTCTTCACACCACTCATCGTAATTTCCATCACTATTGAGTATTTTTGGTGTCACAACTTGAAACCTGAGAAAGTATTAGCACCAACATCCTGTTTAATACCACCAATCACATAGGATTCTTTTTCCGTTTCCATAGGTGCCTCCTGAAGTTCTCTTGAATTCAACCAGTGTGAGGTCCAAGGAAGGGGATTATTCTTCGCAGAAATATCATAAAGTGGGCGAAGACCAATTGCCTTCATTCTGCGGTTGGCAGTCCATTCAACATACTGGCAAAGAAGTTTATCATTCAGTCCAATCATAGAACCATCCTTGAACAAATATTCTGCCCAGAGTTTTTCTTGATTGACTGCATTCTCAAAAGTCTTATAGACCCACTGCTCTTCTTCCTGTGAGATTTTCTTCATATCAGGGTCATCACCTTCCTTCCATTTGTTGAGAATGTTTTGAGTAATGACCAAGTGCTGACTCTCATCACGGGCAATTAGACCGATGATTTTTGCACTTCCCTCCATAAGTTTGAGTTCGCCAAATGCAAAACTGCAAGCGAAACTGACGTAAAAGCGAATACCTTCAAGAATATTAACGTTTGCAACTGCTCTGAAAAGTTTTCTTTTGAGTTCATATCTTTCTGCCTGTGCGTGAGGAACTGATTCTTGGGCATGTTTCCAAAGTTCAGAAGTTCCATAATGTTGAGCACTATTGATGAAATCATTATATGCTTCGGTGACACTCACGGCACGTTCTAGGATTCTTTCATCACGAAGAATTGTATCAAAGACATCCGCAGGGTCCGAATAAACATTCTTAATGATATATGTATATGAGCGACTATGAATCATCTCCATAAACTCCCAGACCTTCATACATGCTTCCAGTTCAGGAAGAGAGCAGTAGGGAGCAAATGCCATACCGGGACCTCTTCCCTGAACCGAATCAAGCATAATCTGATATTTCAGATTACTGGTGAAAATGTGTTTTTGTTCTGGACGTAATGTTTGATAATCACCACGATCTTTCTGAAGAGAAATCTCCTCAGGTCTCCAAAAGTATCCAAGTTGTTGCTGAGTTAATTTATCAAAGATTGGATACTTGTAAGAATCATAACGCTGAATGCCCAGAGGTGCTCCAAAAAACATCGGTTGCTTTTTAGTATCTACCTCCTGAGAGTTAAAAACTGTCATTTGATTGACCACATTCTTCTCCTCTAGTTTTGTCTTAAAGTTAAAATCCATAATTTTTTTTCTCCAAATTAACTCACACTTTTATATTTACTCAGGTCAGATTGTGCAACTTTCACAATCGTCTTCATCAGAACTCATAATGTCATTCAGAAGTGATTGAAGGTCTTCTTTAGATTCTTCAACCACTTCATCGGTCTTAATATCATAAGTATTCTGATAATATGCTGTTTTATGTCCCAATTTGAAACAAGTAAGCATATCTTGTGCCATTACCGACACAGGTACTTCATTATTGGGATAATTTTCTGGATTATACGACCAGTTTCCAGAAATTGCCTGATCAAAGAACTTTTGCATAACAGCAACAATATTGATATAACCAGTATTGTTAGGCATATCCCAAAGAAGCGTATAGTTGTTCTTAAGAGTTTGATACTGGGGTACAATCTGTTTGAGCGGACCCTTCTTTGATTTCTTAATGGACAAGTATCCACGAGGCGGTTCAATTCCGTTTGTTGCATTTGACACAACGGAACTGCTCTCCGAAGGCATTTGTGCCGACAGTGTTGAGTTCCGTACTCCATATTGCTTAACTTGTTCCCTAAGACTATCCCAATCATATTTCAAATTATTCGGAACAATTTCATCAACATCTCTCTTGTATGTATCAATCGGTAGAATACCTTGACCATACTTGGTACGATGAGAATACTCACAGGCACCCTTTTCTTTCGCAAGATTTACGGTTGCCTTAATCAGATAATATTGGAATGCCTCACTCAAGTCGTGTACTAGTTTCCAAGCACCAGGGTCTCCATAGTTTTCTCCATTCTTGGCAAGATAGTGTGCCAGACCAATATAACCTACTCCAAGTGATCGCCGTGCTTTAGTGGCGATTTCTGCTGCTCTGACGGGATAGTTTTGATAATCAATAAGTTCATCAAGACTCCTAATAGCAAGATCACAAAGAACTTCAAGATCCTCATTAGTCTTAATTTTTCCAATATTGATGGCACTCAGAATACAAAGAGCAATTTCTCCATTAGGATCATCAATATGTTGAATAGGTTTCGTCGGAATCGTAATTTCTTGGCAGAGGTTGCTCATCTCAATCTTATCCAGATAAGAACTATGAGAGTTGCAGTGGTCAATATTCATAATGTAAATACGACCAGTCTCTGCTCTTTCCTTCAGAAGGTCCAGAAAAAGTTCTTGTGCTCCAATCGTTTTTCTTGGAATAGACTCATTTCGTTCTGCATCCACATATAACCCGTCAAATGAATCAGTGCCAAAAGCATCATACAACCCAGGAACTGAGTGTGGAGAGAAGAGTGAAATCTCTTCATTCTTGATGAATCGTTCATAGAACAGTTTGGAGATTTGGATACTGTAGTCTAATTTACGAACACGATTATCTTCAGTTCCTTTATTATTTTTAAGAACTAGAATGTCTTCTATTTCTTGGTGCCAGATAGGAAAGTGAACTGTAGCAGAACCACCTCTGATGCCGTTCTGAGTGCAGCATCGGACAGTTGCCTCAAACTTCTTAAGGAAGGGCACCACGCCTGTGTGCTGTACCTCTCCGCCTCTGATTTTGCTGTTGATGCCACGGATTCTACCAGCGTTAATGCCGATACCAGCCCTTTGTGAGACATATTTACCAATAGCCACATCGCTGCTAAAGATACTATCGAGGGTGTCATCAACATCAACGAGAACACAAGATGCAAATTGACGAAGTGGAGTTCTGACTCCTGCCATAATCGGCGTTGGGATGTTGATTTTGTGTTTGCTGATTGCGTCATAATATTTTTTAACGTAATCCAAACGAGTTTCCTTTGGATATTTAGAGAAGATGGTAGCAGCAATCATCAGGTACATAAACTGCGGAGTCTCATAAAGAGCACCAGAACTTCTGTCCTGAACCAGATACTTATCAACCACCTGGCGGAGACCCGCATAGGTGAAGAGATAATCACGCTCATGTACAATAAAGGATTGAAGTTTCTCAAACTCTTCATCACTATAAAGACTTAGAATCTCTTCATCATAGACACCCTTATCAACACAATTATGAACGTGTTCAATCAGAGTGGAGCACTCGTGCATACGACCGAATAACTGCTTGCGGAGAGCGAACAGAAGGAGTCTGGCAGCAACAAACTGATAGTTAGGATGGTCAAGGTCAATCAAGTCGCTTGCAGAGCGAATTAGAATCTCCTGAACCTCCGATGTAGTAATGCCATCATAAAACTGAATACCGGACTTCATTTCAACCTGAGATGCCGATACTCCTGCCAAGTCCTTACATGCTTCTTCTACCATCAGGTGAAGTTTGTTTAAGTCAAGACCCTCAATCGATCCGTTTCTTTTAATAACCTTTGTTCCGTTGCTCATACTTTCTTCCATTCGGTAAACTTTACTTTTGCTTCTAAACCTGAGTGAGTATTTAATTTTAACACATCCATAACCGAAAGTCCAGCAAGCACCATATCGTTAATGTCTTTTTGCTGAATAGATTTTGACCAAATCACAACCTTACTTCCACTCTCAATAATCTTATTCATTCTATTACAGATTTCTCGATTTCGTGGTTCATTATCAAAGACATAAACAACATCCTTAAAGTTACAGGATGATACATCAACATCGGCACCACACATAGCAATTCCATTCTCTACAAACTCAGAGTCAAATGGTCCTTCGACAATATAAACCGTCTCATTTGCATTTACCTTATTGAGTCCATAAAGTTTGGGAATCGAATCATCCAAGATGACGGTAATGTATTTAACACTATTCGGACCTAGTGCTCTTCCCTGAAATCCGAAGACTTCTCCTTCCCTAGTGTATAGTGGTATGACTATACGACTCTCATCCTTTACAATCCTACTAAATGTGGGTTTTTGAGTATTCACCCACTCCTGAAACTTGTCAGCAAAATAAAACTTTTCTGGATTGAGTTTTCTTTTTTCCAAGTATTCTTTAGCAATTTGATTTGATGATGCTTTTGGAAGGTTTAGTTTCTTGGAAAAAGTTGGTTTTGAGAATTCAAACTTTGGTTCTTCAACCACAAAATTCTTACCAGTATATCCTTCCTTAAATTTCTCAAGCGTATATTGTTTATGAAGAGTGGGGTCTAGTTCTTTGAGAAAATTATTGAAGGACATACTTGCCCCACAGTTATGACACTTAAAGTTTGTATTAGTCTTTACGGCATACAAATACCCTCGTGTCTTACTTTTATTCTTTTGAGAATCTCCACATAGGCAACATCTGAAGTTATAGAGGTCTGCTTTAACTCTTTTAAATTTCTGAAGGCGTGACGAAACTAATCCAATATACTTGGAATCAATCAAATCCATTATAAATGGTACTTATCTGAGTCTTTCCATTCTACCGTTGTCTTGAGTGGTTGTCAAGATACTTGCTAACATTTCTGAGTTATTGACGATCAAAGTCACCACAGCAAAAACTCCAATGCCGATCCAAACTTTTTTTTCTAATCCTTGTAACTTATCCAATACTATATTATGGTCAGTATCCATTTTGTTGCTTAACTGGTCAATCTTTGCAAATAGTATAGCATCCACTTTATCATTAGACTCAATCTTTTGCTCATGAACTGCCAACATTTTAGTCACATTCGCACTTACTTCACTCATCTTTTCGATTGCACTCTCAATACGTTGCATCAACTGCTCAGTAGTATGAAGTTTTTCCTCAAGGATTGCAACCTTTGTTTCTATTGCTTGGGGTTGAGGTGGAGTGTACATTGGATTTATTATGGTTGTGGGGTTCTTCGTTGTAACCAATTTTTGCGGAATCCCGCTCCATACATGTATTTATTCTTCTTTCTTACTGGAGGACTATCACCCGCTTCTGCGGTTCCTGCTATTTTTCCACCAACAAGACTATTGGTAGGAGCACCAGTTACCATACCCTCTTCTTTGAGAGTGTGGATAATATCAATAATCTTGTTTATATCCATTAGATTTTCTGCAATTGAGACAGACACTCAGAATCTTCAATAATTTCGTGTATCTGAGTTTTGGGATATTCCGGTAAACGATTTAAGAAAAGTAAAAAACTTTTAATAGACGGCCAAAGTTCCTTTTCTAAGTTATAGAATAACAAAGGAACTGTGGCATCATTAAAAACATTAAAGAGGATAATAAGATGATTTAAGATGAGATGAGTTTTTAATTCACCAGTATTTTTATATCTTTTTAATAATCTTTTTACATATCTTATTCTTTTCAAATCAGATTCAAAATCCTCCATCGTTACTGACTGAGGATTTTCATAATACTTAATGGCAAATAATATATAATTATTCTCATTCAACTCATCAAATCTCATATCATGCTTTAATTGTTAAAGTGGTAGTTCCAATACCAACACCAGATGTTGTTCCTGCACCTGCAATATTTTTAGCAAGTCCGACAATAGTTTTATCTACTGCGGCACCACCAGAAGCATCAGTAATAACACCAACAACACCACCAGTAGTTGCAATTCTAAGAACAGTTCCAATACCAGTATTAGGAGCAGTAAATGCAAATCCAACTCTATTAGTAATTTGTCCGTTAAAAGTGATTACAGTTTGTCCTATTCCGGGAACATTAACTTGAACTGGAACTCCTGTAGAATTTGCATATGCGACAATATTTGCTCCAGTAGATTGAGAAATAAGAACAGTTGCTCCGGCTGAGCAGTATACCATTTCGTTCCATACTACATGAACATATCCAGTAGTTCCGGTTCCAATTCCAGTTGTTCCACCGGCACCGATGCTAATTGGAGAAGCAAGATTAGGATCCTCAAAGAAAACAGCAATTGGAGTTGCTTGTCCTAAACCAGTTGTACTTGTTCCAGCACCAGCAGTATTTAATCCAACTACAGGAACTAAAATAGAATCCCAATAACGAGTAGAAATTCCGGAATTACTAGTAGTCTTATAATGTCTTTGAATCCATCCACGATTATCTGCAAAACAATTATAAGGACTTCTGGTTCTATCAGTTGCTTCGAATTGACCGTTTGCAGCAGAATAGTTGCCCAAATATTTTGGAATCGCATAATTATTTGCTGAAGTTTCGGCGTTTGTTGAAATGCCCCAAAGTGACATGTTTCTTACCTACAAAATTCTTTTTCTAGTAATATTTATAAAAAAAGGAGACCCTAATATTTGGTCTCCTTTATGATTTAAAGTTAAAAACTCAGGGGGTAACGTCTTTAGCACCCTTTGCTTTTAGTTGTCCTTGAACTTGTAAAAGAATAAGTGAAAGAAGTCCGTTTGCTTTGACTTTTGGATTTGCTCCAAGTGCTTCCGAAACTGCAAAAAGAACAGTTGCGATAAGTGCCTGATTAGCAAATGCCCATGCGATGAGTGCTGACATAATAGCCTCGTGTGAAGAGTATCCTGTATTATTTAGAATTAATCTATTTTAATCCTGGGTTTCTTTCTGCGGCAGTTAAAGATGGATGATCATCACCCCCATACCTTCTTCTTGGAGGATTTTCATCATCATTCATAGGTTTAGATTTTCTTTCCAATGAAGGATATTTAACTACAGGTTCTCCTTTACGCATTTTTTTTCTTTCTTTTCCTGTTCTTGGATACTGACCAATACCAGTAGGATCATATGTTCCGCGAGGATTAGCAGATTTTCTTGGTTGTCTTATCCTTTGTTCTGCCTCATCAATCACTTCACCTTCAAATTCAACCTCTTCAGGTCTATACTTATCTCTCCGTGCTTTTTGTGCTTCGGGAGACATATTTGCAGGTTGAAAAACTGCACGTACTGCACCCTTTACAGCACGACCGACTGGATCAGCAACATTCTTTTGAAAATTCTTTGCTCCTTGTTCAGCAGAAGTTCTTGGATTTGCCAAGAGTCTTCCCGCAAGTTGTGAAGCTCCGACACTCAGTCCCAAACCCTCCTTAACATCCTCATCATTAGAAACCATTACCATTGGATTTTTAATACCAGTTGATGCTCTTACTATATTTTTTGCAATATTAATTTCTGTTGGACGGGAAC